AAGTCGTAATATACTCTATTCTTACTCATCACTCTTCTAGGTTGCCACCCAAACTCATCCTTGCGGGATTAGAGAACTTTCAAAACAATCGTATCGGGTTTGGGACCCTTTACGGCCATGAACAACTCATGACTAAGTAGTGACCTGTCTACCACGACTGACGAACACTTTTCCTTTATTGATTTATAAGTTGTTAAACCTTAATTAACAAAGTTGTGATTTGTGGATAATAGATGTAGCGGTCCGTCAAACCAGTCATCTCATCTTTTGAATGAGACGATACTGAACTACACCTTGAAGTCTCCCGACCTCCATACTTTGAGTTTACTTCATAACTGACACCTTGGTAGGTATCTGATAAGGAGAGCAACAGCACCACCTGTACGAACTCTTACCTTTCGGTTTTAAATCTACTCTAATATTGAACTCCGTAATTGTATAGTTGGACGACCATACTTCTTACAACAGCTCTACGAGTTATTCTTATCGGTGTTCCCACCTCAACTAAACGACCCACATCGCTTAGTCACTCAACCACTTTCCCTACAGTGTTACCCTCAGTACTCAAGGTCGAATGATATCCCGCTTGTCTACTCGAGCTCCGTTCCCGAAGCCGCAACCGTTCCAATCAAGAACAAATCACTTTATACCACTTTCATGGTTTATTTTATGGACTATAGACCGCCCAATATATCTTATCATTTTGTTATTCAAAATCAACCCGAAGGTCTCATTATCAAACATTCTGAACAGACAATATTTTTATTCAAAGAACTTTTTTTTAAAAAGAAGAAAAGGGAAAACTTTACGGCCAAGTAAACTTGGGACCTTAACTACCCCTTCTCTTCTTTTGTCTTACAAAGGTAAGAATGTTTTGGGAAACAATCAAACTTTTTTGTAAGTTTTTTTAACAAAATAACTGAATTCGTTATTCTTCATTGAAGATGTGTTATTCACCCTCAATCACCTCCCACTCCTAATGGGACAGGTTAACTGCATCTCGATGTTAAAGAACTTTCGGTTTTACCCGATTGTTTTTCAAAGATATGAAGAACTTTTCAATTCGTCAAATCTTTTTTTAAAAATAGTTAAACTATTTTTTGTTGCGAGGGCGAGATTCGAACTCGCGACCTAAAGGTTATGAGCCTTCCGAGCTACCACTGCTCTACCTCACGATATATCTTAATGATTACAATCCCACTTCCCCACGGTCACCTATCCACGTCATGCGCTGGTTGTACCAGCGGGTGTAATCAAATTTTTAAAGAGCTAAACAACATCCGATAAAAAACCCCACAAGTTAATCAAATCTCTCAATCTTTTCACTTGTGGGATAGGGTTGTCTCACAAAAGTAATCAACAGTTTTGACACTGCCAAATTTCTATGAAACTATTTTTTGGGGATGTTCACCTTTTCAGGTGTGGAAATATAAATATCTCCATTTCCATCAAAGTCTTACAAAGGTAATACTTTTTTTCAATTAAAGGTCCATATCGTCAATATTTTTTTTAATTTGTCTCTCTATTGACCACCAACCATAAAGTCCAACGACAATTACTACTGCCATAAGTCCGAATATTATTACATCAACTATCATTGTAAAACTATTTCTGCGAGTTTATGAAGATACTCACCTGACTTCTCTTCGGTTATTTCATCAATAGAAAAATAACCACATTCAGTGTGTTCTTCTCCATCGATAGCATTAACCAAATCAGGATGAATTGGGCTATCAACTTTTAATAAATACACATACATCAATCCTTTAATCTTCTTACCATCTCTGGTGTGTCGAGGTATCATACCAACAAAAGTTAACTCTTGGTCTTGGATGTCAACCGCAGTTTCTTCAAAGAATTCTCTCTTCGCACCCTCTTGAGTTGTCTCATCTTCTTCAAGTTTACCTCCAGGTATTGACCACATTCCCGGGAATGAACCTAAGTTATTTCTTTTACAAAGTAAGATTTTATCTCCACATTTTACGATGATTCCTGTGTATCTTTTTTTATCCATGGTATTTATTAGTTATGAGAGTTAAAGTTAACAATAATATTTTTAAAATCAAAACACTTGTTGATGAAAAATCCCAAAGAATTGGGATGATGGGTAAAAAGTTTAATAAATCTTTTGAAGGTTTGTTATTCTTAATGGGTGGAAAGAAACAATGTTTTTGGATGAAGAACTGTATTATACCTTTAGATATAATAATGATTAAAAATAACGTTATTGTTAATATACACTCCAATTGTCCTCCATGTAATAAAAAACCTTGCCCATCTTATTGTGGTAGAGGTAATATAGTTTTGGAATTGGATGGTGGAACTTGCGAAGAGTTGAATATTCAACCTGGTGATACCGTTGAATACTTATTTTGATTCTTGAATCTTCTCTTTTAATTTATTTTCAAATTCTTGGGCAATCATCTTCACGAACTTAACGTACGGATGGTCTTCTTTGTTTGAGTCATAACGATATGTTCCTTGAGGTGGTCTTGTACCTCTCCCTAAATAACTTAAACCTCCGATGTTTGTAATACATTTGTGACCTCCTGAATTGGCTTGAATTATATCCCACGCACTTACTTTAATCTTATCTAACATTTCTCTATGTTCCTCAGGTAAGTCTTTGAATGGTGTCTCCATCATATCTTTAATATGATTAAGCGCTTTTTCTCCGTTTGGTAGGTTCTCAAACTTTCCACCATAAATGGCATTAAAGTCTTGAAATGTAAATCCAATACTTTCAGGTCCAACGCTTGTTTCACTAACCCATTTAACTGTAGACAAAGGAATCATCTTTTCTTTAAGTTTAGACTCCCATCTTCCCAAAACTTCTTGAGCTATCTCACCTAAGTTAACTCCTTTCAATTCTCTGTCCTTTTTAAATGGATTACAAGACGCTTGAACTAACCCCATTGGCCAAGACATGATTAAAAAATCAGCGTCAGGATTGTTCTTAAAAGGGGTATAACGGTCATATGAACCTGGTTTAAACATTGAACCTCCTCCGTATTGAGATATAATACTATCTTCAACTTTTGGAACCCCTTCCATTGATTTCATATAGTCTTTGGCATTATGTTGAAGTTCTTCTGTACCAACGGCATTAGTTTCTTTCATCCATTTCTTTATGTTAGTAAGAATTGACATTAATGAAGGCTCACTATCCATAACCAATCCTTCCAAAAATCCTGGTCTGTTTTTGAAAGCTAAAACTAATTTGTTAATAACAAACCCTAATAACATTTTGTTTTTTTGAAGTGGTAATTCTTTATCAAAACGAAAAAGGTAATTTACAACATCTTCAGGTGTAATATTCTGACGGGCAAAATCTGCAGAGTCTACAGTATTAATTAAAAGGACATCCGAACTTGGAAATAAATCTTTTGGAGAAACAATTTGAGATATTGTTTCAACATTTGAACGAGCTTGTCTGAATGACTTTGATGTGTCTTTATCAGCACCTACTTGTCTATCATGGTGGTCCGTATGTATCTTGAACATTGGTTTACCATGAGCAAAATCAACTAAAACCGGCATTACGTCTCCTTTAGCATCATTCTTTTTAACGGCAAATTCTTTATCTCCGTATTGAATTATGTGAGAACCAACAACCTTAATACCATTATCTTCAAGATATTTCTTCATCGCAATAGCGGTTGTGACACCGTCCAAGTCTTGGTGAAAATAAATTTCAGCTTTAGGATATCTTTTCCTTAAAGCTGAAATGTCTCTTAATCCTGATTCTGATATTATTTTTTTCATTAAACTCCTAACCAATTTAAAAATGTATCCACGGGTCCACCCTCTTTAGCAATAAGGTCCTTCAATAATTTTCTATCTTGTTCCGGCATCTTATCCCATGTGTTTGGACCCCACGTACCATCTGAAGGATATACTCCAATTCTAGATTGGTATTTTGAAATTGCTGCTTCTGTTGCAGAATTACGTCCTGTTCTACCATCTTCACTTAATCCTGCTTTCATTGTTTTGTTTAAAAACTTTTGAATAGCCCTTGTGATATTTCTTTCTTCACTTTGTTCTGTGATTACTCTCTTGATGACATTTGTTAAGTCAGCCTCAGTCAATCGTATTACTTTTTTTGCCATATTAATATTTTAATGTAAGTCTGTATTTTGTTTGATTTATGTCACCCAAAATTTCATCTCTGATGTTTAATAAGTCACTATCATATTTTGGGTCTAATTGTTCTGTCATACCCACTAAGAATTCAGTGATTCCATCCATAAAGTTTTGAACACTTAATGCTGAGATGTCTTGGAACATAATAGAAAATTCTGAATCAAATTGGACTCTTCCATATTTTCCCATCATAGCCTCTACTAACTTATCTATATTACCTCCCATAGCCTCATAAATTTCTCCATAAGCTTTATGTTTAGCATCTCCAAATGTTTGCCAATGTAAAAATTTGAACTGTAATTGTATTTGGACAAGTTTGAGTGTTATTTCTTCTTTCATATCTTTTATTTTAAATTGTTGATAAGGCGGCTTTACCTAATTGATTATTAAACAAACCTCCAATTAATCCTACTAATGGGTTATCGTTTTTATTTGGTGTAGTTTGTGTGGTTTGTGCCGTGTTGTTAGATGCTTGTGATTCTGACGATTTTTTAGAGTCATCATTATAATTCTTGGCAATGTAGTCACTTGTTTTAGGGTCATCAGCAACTTTTTTTCTAAATTCAGCATCTTCAGACATCTTCCTTTCAAATGTTGTCAAAGAAGGAATTCCAAAGTAAGCAAGTAAATTATTAGTACTAATAAATTTTCTGAACGCAGCTCTTCTATCTCCACCAGCTTGTACGTTCAACCACCATCTTTTAATTCCAGTTTCAGGTGCAACACCATGTTTAACAAAGTAATTAGTTAATCTTTCTCCTTGAAAATAGTCCTTAAGTCCTTTACCAAATTTACCTCCCGCAGCAACTTCTTTTGCAGCTGCCTTGGTTCCGGCAATAACACTTCCTCCACTTATTTCACTCAATCCTGATTTTAATTTTGAACCTAAGCTTGAGTTCACCTTTGTAATCCCCTGTACTGTTTTTTCAACTGCAGGAGTTTTTACATATTTTCCTAATTTAGCAAATTTAGCAGCAGCTTCAGGATTTTTGGCTAAATACTCAGTTAATTTTACACCGCCAGTTTTTAACGCAACCGCTCCTTTTCTACTACCTTGAAATAATTTTATAATTGGTTTAACAATAAAATCACCAACTGTAGGTATAAGAGCAATCAACATTAACGCCGCGTATAATTTTTCACCTTTATAAAGATAATAGCATATTAAAGCAATGTCAGCCAATTCTCCAATAACAGGTACGAATCCAACAGCCATTAATACATTCTCGATGCTTAACAACGACTCGTTAAGTACTTGTTGTTCCTTGATTAAATTTAATTGTTTTTTGTTTATAACGATGTCAGCCATTTTATTTATAATATCCTTATAAATATCCTGTAAATAAAAAAAAGGGTCATAACGACCCTTTAATTATAAATCTAATTTAGTTTGTTTCTTTTTATCAATAAAATGTTGAACTCTGTCTTTCGCCACCTTAGAATAATTCTCACTTAATTCAATCCCTATCCACCTACGTCCACCAATCTCAGCGGCACAAATACTTGTACCAGAACCTGTAAATGGGTCAAGAACAATATCGTTCCTGTATGTTAGAATTTTAATAGCTTTCATTGGAATATCCATTGAGAATGTTGCCTTAGTCATTTGTTTTGTATCAGCAAAATAATCCCACTGTCCGTATACCAACTCCATAAATTCTTTCTTATGTTCATCTTGATACATTGTTTTCTTTTTTGTTGTCCCATCTTCCTGTTCAATATCCATAACCTCACCAACCCATTCAGGTTCTCCCTTAATCTTTTTTATATGAGTCTTTTTATACGCCAACAACACACATTCTTTTGGGTTATAGATATAAGGTGCCGATGGTGACATCCATGAACCCCACGCAGTAGTCTTACTTCTATGTGGAGAATCTTCTTCTAAATCCACAATACCATAAAACTTGTAACCAATACTCTTCATCACTTGCCAAAGTTCAGACACCATCAGTATTCTTCCACCTTTGTCTTGTCTGTTAATTTCATAAGGAATGTTTAAGGCAATTCTGCCGTCATCTTTTAACACTCTATAAGCCTCTCTTAACCAACTAGCACTGAATAATTTATATTGTTCAAATTCAATGTCGTCGTTGAATGAGTCGTAAGCAATTCCAACACCATAAGGTGGTGACGTTACAATTAAATCCACAGAAGATTCTGGCATCTTCGCCATCACTTCAATACAATCCCCATTAATAACTTTCCCTATGTAATCTTCTATCATAACTTTCCCTCTTGTTTTAATTGTTCTCTAATTTTAGTTGCCGATATCTCACTTATTTCTGTTGGTGGTATATGTTCAATAATATCATAACCAACTCCTCTACCAAAGTTTACTGATTCGATGTCAGGGATTTTGATAATTTCAACTCTTCCTTCACTAATTAAATCCAACAATTCAAATAATATATTCGAATGAACTTGTTCAGTGGTAAAGGGGTTTTTTTCATCAGGTTTGACATCTCTGATACAAATCAAAACATTTTTACCTTCCTTTAATCTTTGGTCAATTAACCATTTGTGACCAGAATGCCACGGTTGCCATCTTCCGATAAACATTGAATATTGTTTACCTTGAGTATTCTTTAGTTTCGGGTCTCCTTCTACGTGAATTTTTTCCATTATATTTTTAATTTTCTTCTTAATTCTAAAAATGTTGCATACTCACTACTATCTGTAGTGTCACAATCAATGAAGAGACTTAAAGGTTCTTCATAGTTTACGTGAAACTGTTCTCTACCTCTAACATTTTGGGTATGTACATATACCTCTATTAAATCATCTTTCATCTCTACCTTGAATTCTTCTCTTTGGTCCCTAAAAGGTGATACTAAAGATACAATCACAGTATATCCTTTATGATGTAAAAATTTGGCAAGTATCTGAGCCTTCTCAATATTCTTACGTCTACCTTCCTCGCTGTAGTCTTTGTTAATAAAGATTTCACGAAGGTCGTCCCCATCCACAATCATAGACTTATTGGGAAAACTTGATTGTATCCAAGTGGCTAATGTTGTCTTACCAGCACCAGGTTGTCCTGTTAACCAATATATCATTTCTCTAAGTTTTTAATTTTACGGTCTAAATAAAATGCAGCCTTTTTCAAATCTTCAAGTTCTTTTGTTTCATCTTTCTTACCAGCCCTTGCAACATATTTAACCACGTTGAAAAGATACGCATCGAAATCTAATCCCCAAGCTTCGCAGACTTTAATTACTTCGTATGGATTATCCACCCCGCCATAATGAGCAGGTCCATTTACCATTTCATTTTGTACCATTACTTAGAATTTTTTTCAGGTTTACTACCTTTCTTGTAAGGTTTCTTTTCAACTTGTTCGGTTGGTTGGTCACTTGATTGTTCTGTTACTTCTTCAGCAACTTTTTTACCTCTTGATAATTTCCATTCTGTTTTGGAAATGTAAGCCCATGATGAACCCACCATGTTATAGGCTGTTTTTTCGTCTACTCTTTTGATGTCACCTACTTGTACATCTTTTCCTGCTCGTAATGCTTTAATACACTTCATTGGTTGTTTCCTCCATGTTTTTTTTGTTATTTATAATTGATAGAATTTCTTCATCAGTTTTTCCCTGAACGAATAGTTCATATATCTTTACACTTTCATCATCTTCAAAAGTGAGTCCATCACTTTTTCCATAATAGTTTTTTAAACCACCATTGGTTAATGCGTTATAGCATCTCTCAAAACTTACATAACGTTGATTAAATCCCATAAAACAAATATAGGAAATTTAATCTTCTGAGTCAAAGTTTTTTATCTTTTCTAAATTAACTACTTGGAAAACATATGCCATCACTTTTCTTTTCATAATTGGAATTAGGGTTGCATCCATTGGGAATCTATGTGTTGTTTTCATTTCAAATACTGAAAAATCATGATGGTCTCCTAAATCTTTCCACGTTGAGTACGTATCTATTAATGATGAAAGAGTAATATCTTTCGGCTCGTCTTTGTAGATTAGATTAAGGTGCGTTTTATTATTAACATCATCACCTTTGACTTTCTTGATTTGATATTCCCAAACATATAATTTTACATCTTCCTTATCATAATAAAAGATGTAACCTAATCCTCCATTTAAAGAATGTTTATTCTTTTTAATTGAGATGGTAACCGCATCATAAGCCATGTTCCAAATTGACTTTGCCATATTGAATGCGTCGAATAGTTTATTACCCGAATACTTGATGGTTTTATCTAATTCATTTTCCTCTTCGGTACTTAAATCTCTTGGTTTTTTTGGGTAGAGTTCTTTCAATAGAATCTCATCATCACAAGATTCAAATTTCTTTTTTGTAAGTAATAAAGTATTTTCTTTAACTAATGATTGTAAGTTTGCAAGATGTAGTGATAACTCAACGAAGTCAGGATATATCTCTAACCTGTCGAAACCTTTTTCACACTTTTGCAAGTAGTCCAATAAAGTATATTTGTTGTATTCAAAGTCAACCGGCTCCTTCAATAACCATTCGGGATTAAGCTTAAACGACATCTTCTTTTTTCTTGCCATACCAAAATATAACTTTAAATTTAATTTTAATCAATTCTGATTACGTAAAATAGTTGTCCTTGGACATATACCTCATCCGAATTTCCATCATAACTACTTAAACAAGAACCATATCCATCAGAATCTATAACTCCTTGAATGAAATCATCTTTGTCAATATAGTCTTCCCAATTCAATCCAAATGTTTCCATAAACTCTTCTGGGTCACGTCTTACATCTGAAACCAAGTCACTAACTTTATCGTTAATCAAGTCATCAGGAAACTCACCCTCGGGGTCTGCTTCAATTTCTTCAATTTCATCTTTGTATTCGGTAATTCTATCATTAAGTTCATCTATTTGTTCCTCAATATCTGAATCATCACCAGTCATTTCATTTTCAAGTCTCTCAATTAAAGCCTCAGTCTGTTCTATTCTACTATCTAATATTTCTATCTTTTCATCTTGTTCGCTTGAAAGTTGTCTTTCGCTATCATCAAAATAAGACTCTGGGTTGTCTCTAACATCATCATCATAAACCTCTTCAGCATAAGAGGCAACCGCTTCTTCATCAATATATCCTCGGGCAAATCCTTGATTAAATCCATTATACCCAATATCATCAATTAGATTATCAACACAATCATAAGCACTTGTATCAACTTCGCCCTGTGTACCAACGGCATATCTACGTCCTTCTACATCTGAATCAATTACCTCAAATTCAGTCATATCATAATGTCTACCTGTTGGAATAATATTATAAACATCAATACTACTTTCTAATGTCTCTAGTTCATCTTCTAAAGTTTCTTTTTCATCTAACAAATCTGTTCTAACATCTTCACTATTATCGTACTCACTTTCTAATCTTTCAATCTCATCTTTTAATCTTTGAATCTCAATTCTATCTTCGTTTGTTTTAACTTCAACATTATCATTACTTTCAAGCCAATCTAAAAGGGCGTGTGCTTTCAATCCTTCTTCAGGACAGTCGGGACCTAAATCCCATTCTCCGTTTTCTCTTCTCTCTTGTGCTTCAGCTCTTTGTTCGTTTAATATGTTTTGTAGTCTTAATTTTTCCAATCTATCTCTTTCTTTTTTAGCCGCCTCTTTATCTCTAAATATTTTTAATTGGTCAGCATATTCGGCCTCCATATAGTTGGTAATACCTTCGTTAACTTTTTTTAATTCATCTGTACCAAAAATCCACCCATGAGTTATACTTTCATCAAGGGCGTTCCAATATGATTCAAGACCATCAAACTTTTTAAGAATAGCTATTTTATATTCAGGGTTGTTGGTTGGGAGACTTTTATCAATAACGTAAAATAATTTACCGTCTTCATTGTACCGATTGAAATGGCTATTCGATTCCGCCGCAGTACACCACTTTGTACCTTTTCCATAATAACAAGATGATTCATGAGTTAAAGGATTAACAACAAAAAAACGTGAGTCATCATAAACAACATTACCACCTTCAACTTTTCTTACAGTTCTTCTAGTTTTGTTTTCGTAGTCAGCTAACGCTTGAAATAATTTTGTAGTATTTGGATATTGATATAAATCTGTTACAGGTAAGTTAGAGCCAATTGAAACGAATTTATTAACTGCGTCAGCTAATTTATCAAAGTTCTCATCAAAGTTAATTGAATCGATATTTTTACCCACCCAATCCAAATACTTTGGTGGAATAAGTTTACTCATTCTTTTTAGTTGTTCAGGTGAAAACTTTTTACCGTACTTTGTTTCAAACTGTTCTATTCTACCTTCACTAATCAATTTTAAAAAATCCATTCTGTTTTATTTGATAAATATTCTTTTAAGTTTATATTTCACTAAAGATAATATTTATTATGATAAACCAAAGAAAAAATTAATACCATGGGATGCGGATGCAAAAATAAAGGTAATGAAAGTCAACCACCAGCACAGTCTAATGTTCAACAAGCTCCACCACCAGCGAAGCCAAATGTTAACGAAGATGTTAAGTCAGCAATCAAGAAAACGATTGAGAAGTACTACAACGTTAACAAGACTAACACTAACGGTTGGGTGAAATAATAACCTAATTCAAAAAAACTATTAAGAGGGACAATAAAATGTCCCTTTTTTTGTATTTATATGTAATGGACATAGATGACATTATAGAAAAATTTAATAACAACGACTTAGAGGTTGAGAAATACTTCAATGACTACCAAACATTCTTCAATATGTTGAAGAAACGAGGCCGTATGGGAGACATTGACCCCAACAATGCTGATAATGGTGGATATTGGCAAAACGAATATCTTCTTTGGTTGTATGAAAACGATAGAGAAAATTATTATAAATGGATTCAAACTTTGTTGAATGATGTAGTAATTGAAGATGGGAAAGCATATTTGGAACTTAATGATAGAGGTGATTTGGCAAGATTGTTTTGTAAAAACGATAGAAATGGACCTGATAGAGATACTATCGAATCTGTTTTGAATGGTGAAAGCGATTGGGAACCTTACTATAACACAACCGATGATGTTTATAGCGACGTTATTGAAGAACTTACACCTGAAAATGATAAAAGATTACAAGAATATATTGTTAATATTTTAGAGGGTCAAGAAGTTACAGGATTGAGTGACGAACTACAATTAATTGCATCAGAACAAGGTCATCCTGACTATGTCGAAGTTAATATGGAAAATGTTAAGCGAATAGTTGATGATAAAGAGAGTATGAATGAACTACTTAACGGCCCATTAGATGAATTAAAAAGTGAATTATACTCGATACATAGTTCATCCTATAACTCAGCGTATGAGGATGATATTTATCGTTCAATATGGTACGAATTACAAGATTATGTAATAGGTCCAGGTGAATGGATAACAAAACCCCACCCATATAAAAAGAATACGGAAATTCAATATAATAAGTTACCTTTGACTGCATTTGAGACAGATATAAATGATTACCTAAACAATAATAAAGGTTATGGTAATTCAGGGACTTTAGAATACCACGGTAGTTTCATAGCTATAATGGCGGAAGACAGAGATTGTTTATCTGTAAACCCACCTGATTACCCTGATAGTCGTAAAGTAGATAAAAATATTAATGAGTATTTTAAAGATTACATTTAATGAGTAAAGATAAACTTATATTAAAAGTATTAAGGGAACAAAGAGGTTTTACTCCACGTAAAACTCCACCACCAAACATCAAATCAATTTTATCACAGATTGAGTTGTTTGAGATGTACCCGAAGATATTTGCTGTTGTTATTAAGAACGATAAGTTAAGAGCTAGAGTTTTTATGCGTTACCAAGAGTTCTATGAATCTGATTCAGATAGTTTCAGAGGTAAAGGATTCAAGTGGCAAGACTACACAAAATTCTACAAAGAGAAAACAAAGAACGACATCTTCACATACCACGAAGATTGGGCTGGTTATAACATACCTTGTGATTCAATTGAATCTTGTATGTCTATGATTCCTGACCTTAACTTCTACGATTTAATTATGTTTAGCATTGTTGATACCGTAAGAGCCATTGTTGGTGGTGATAACTATTACTTAATTGGTATCGACCAATCTACAGGTGATGACCCATCTTTAATATTCCATGAGGTTGCTCACGGTCTATGGTTCTCAACTCCAGCTTACAGAAACAAACAATTCTCTAACATCGAGAACATGAATCAATCGGTAAGAAATCAAGTTGCCAAGAAGATAACTGGTATGGGATATGCTGAGAAAGTTGTAGATGATGAGATTCAATCATATTTATCTACAGGTATTGGTGATGACATGAGAAGGATTAAAGATATCAAACAAGCTCAAATTCCTTTTAAAAATGTCTTTGACCAATACGCAGACAAAATTAAACCAAAAAAACTCCAAATTGATTGGAGTACTGATTTAGACTAATGAAGTTTATTAATATATTAGAAACAGTTATCTCAGAACAAAAGAGATTTAGATTTGACCCTGAAACCTATACAAGGTTGATAGAGTTAACTAATAAGTTGTGGTCTAATAGAAACAAACAATACGATAAGAAAACAAAAGTAGACCAACTACAATTTAAAACTTCAGATGGTTCAGATGCTTTAGTTCAAATTTATATCAATCCAAGATATCCTCATTTCGGTGAATTAGATACAAGACCAAAAGGTTCAAGAGACCCGTTAGATTTGGTAATTCAATTGAATCCAAAAAAGTATGGTTCCAAGAAAAACCTTTTCTTAACCATCTATCACGAAATGTTACACGCCACAGACCCATCACAGTCTACAAAAATGAATATCAAATATCAATCAAGATATAATGAAAAGTCAGATAAAGATTATTGGGGTCATCCAATTGAATTTAGAGCAATCACAAATGAATTCTTAGAAGCTTTGGTTGGTGAATTCTCAAGAAGATTTAATAGATTAAAAAATGTAGAAAATAAAAAATTCCTCCTTAAGTCTTTAAATAATATTGTAAACTATTTTGGAAAAAATGAGAAGCTTTCCAAATTGTCATTAGATATCTTAGATAGGTTAAATGATGAAAACATCGGAGATAATAAAATATCTAAAATTCTTGGAGATATCTCAGTTGACTATCCACAAACCACAGAACTCATTGATAAGAAAGATGAACCTTATTATTTAACTTACATCGAATTAGTTAAGAAACATAATCCTAAAATGTGGCCAAGATTCTTAACAATGTTATACAACACAAAAGACGAAATAGAAATGTTATTAAATAAAGAAGGGGTTTAAATCAACCCCTTTTCTTTTATTCTATTTTCAAAATATTCTAATCTAGTCTCACTTTCATCTAATTCTTCAAATTGTTCTTTTATCGCCTCAAGACAAATTGAAACTATTTCGTGATACTTAACTTTTTTCAAATCCGTTGTGTTATTACCACTATAAACTAATTCAGGGAATATCTCCGCAACTTCTTGCGCAATAAATCCTATGTCAACCGTATTATCACCATCATCATTTGGTCTTTTCCAAATAAACTCAACTCCTCTTATTTTTAATAATTTTGTAAGTGGTGTCTCTATATTTCTAATATTCTTTTTAAATCTTATATCCGAAGGTGGTCCTGTTGGTCCTTGGTCTCCGACAGGTCCTTTGGCTCCTTGAGCTCCTTGAATACCTGCACCACCTTGAAGTCCTTGAGCTCCTTGATTACCTCCTGGTCCTTGCGGTCCTCCTGGTCCTTGAGCTCCTTGAGCACCTTGACCTCCACCTGGTCCTACTGGTCCTTGAGCACCTTGACTTCCTGTTGCACCCCCCGGTCCTACTGGTCCTTGAGCACCTTGACTTCCTGTTGCACCTCCTGGTCCTGTTGGTCCTTGAGCTCCTTGAGCACCTTGTCCTCCACCTGGTCCTGTTGGTCCTTGAGACCCTTGAGCTCCTTGCCCTCCTGGTCCTCCTTGGAAACCTTGAGCACCTCCTGGTCCTGTTGGTCCTGTTGGTGAAGCTCCTTGAGCACCTTGAGCACCGGTTGCAGCAGTCGCTCCTTGAGCTCCTTGACCTCCTTGGGAACCTTGAGCACCTTGAGCTCCTTGGCCTCCTGTTCCTCCTTGTGAACCTTGAGCTCCGGCTCCTCCAGCTCCTCCTTGAGCTCCCTGACCTCCTTGTGAACCTTGAGCTCCTTGAACACCCTTAGGTCCTTGAGCACCTTGAGAACCTTGTCCTCCTGTTCCTCCTTGTGAACCTTGAGCACCAGCACCTCCAGCTCCTCCTTGTGAACCTTGACCTCCTTGTGAACCTTGAGCTCCTTGAGCTCCTTGAGCTCCTTGTCCACCTTGAGCACCTTGGGCTCCTGTTCCTCCTTGTGAACCTTGAGCACCAGCGCCTCCAGCTCCTCCTTGTGAACCTTGACCTCCTTGTGAACCTTGAGCTCCTTGTCCTCCAGTTCCACCCTGAGCTCCCTGAGCACCTTGTCCTCCTTGAGCACCTTGGGCTCCTGTGGCTCCACCACCACCTTGTGCTCCTTGAGCTCCTTGTCCACCTTGTGAACCTTGAGCTCCTTGACCTCCTTTAGTTCCTTGAGCTCCTTGAGCTCCTTGTCCACCTTGAGCACCTTGGGCTCCTGTGGCTCCACCACCACCTTGCGCTCCTTGAGCTCCTTGACCTCCTTGAGCACCTTGGGCTCCTGTGGCTCCACCACCACCTTGTGCTCCTTGAGCTCCTTGACCTCCTTGTGAACCTTGAGCTCCTGTGGCTCCCTGACCTCCCTTAGCTCCTTGAGCGCCTTGTCCTCCTTGAGCACCTTGGGCTCCTTGAGCACCTGTCGAACCTTGGGCTCCTTGAGCACCTTGTCCTCCTTGTGAACCTTGAGCTCCGGCCGTTCCTGTCGCCCCTTGAGCACCTTGTGCTCCTTGTCCTCCTTGAGCTCCTTGTGAACCTTGGGCTCCTGTTGAACCTTGAGCACCTTGAGCACCTTGTCCTCCTTGTGAACCTTGAGCTCCGGCCGTTCCTGTTGCTCCTTGAGCTCCTTGTGCTCCTTGTCCTCCTTGGGCACCTGTAGAGCCTTGAGCACCTGTAGAACCTTGAGCACCTTGTGCTCCTTGTCCTCCAGTTCCACCTTGAGCTCCCTGAGCACCTTGTCCTCCTTGAGCACCTTGAGCACCTTGAGTATATCTTGTACCTAACCAACCCGTTGAATCTATCAAGTTTCCTGAGTTGTTTGTAAGTGATGTAATTAATCTTAAATCTGCAGAAGTCACTCTGAAGTTTGGATAAGTATTATCCATAGAAAGATACGTAGTTGCGCCTCTTTTAAATTTAAGCGTACCTGTTTCTATCACCCATGTTGTAACTGTGGATGCAGAATCATAAAAGTCTATTTTACCCGACGCTGGGGTTATTATTATATCTTCAGCCACTTACTAATTCTTTAAGTTTGTTTATTCTTTCTAATATCGAATCTATTCTTTTTTGTTGTTCTTGTATTGAACCAATCCCTAAACTTACAAGTTGACCATATTCAATAGATTTATACCCATCTCTATTAGTATCAACAACTCCAGGTATAACTTTTTCCATCTCCTGAGCAATAAACCCAAATGAATCACCTGAAAATGCTGCTTGGGATTGAAGACTTTTGTTACCTCTTAAATAAACACTATCGTCATCCCATTCAAAAAGGACACCTTGAAGTTTTTGAATTACATCTAAATTATTTTCAAGTCTAACAACATTATCTTTAAGTCTTATATCCGAAGGTCCTCCTGGTCCTGCAAGACCTTGATGGCCTTGATTACCCGTATCTCCTTGGGGTCCTGTATTTCCTTGTGGACCGTCAGCACCTACCGGACCTTGAGCACCTTGTCCTCCTCCTCCTCCTTGAGAACCTTGTGCACCTGTGGCTCCTCCTCCACCACCTGAACCTTGAGCACCTTGAGAACCTTGGCCACCACCACCACCACCTGAACCTTGAGCACCTTGAGAACCTTGGCCACCACCACCACCACCTGAACCTTGGGCTCCTTGGGCTCCTGTCGCACCTCCTCCACCTTGTAGTCCTTGGGAACCTTGAGCACCTGTTGGTCCTGTTGGTCCAGGGGCACCTGCAACTCCACTTGCTGGTCCTTGAGGCCCTTGAGCGCCTACCGCTCCTTGAGAACCTTGTGCTCCCGTACTTCCCGCAGTACCTTGAGCCCCTTGCGGTCCTCCAGCTCCTGCAGCACCTTGAGCCCCTGTGTTGGCCCCTTGAGCTCCCTGAGCCCCTGTTGGTCCTTGAGAACCTTGAGCACCTTGGGCTCCTGTATTACCACCTTGAGCACCTTGGGCTCCTTGGAAACCTAAAGCTCCTTGTGCTCCTTGTGCACCTGTTGAAGCTCCTTGTGCTCCTTGTGCTCCTGTTGGTCCTTGAGAACCTTGAGCACCTTGGGCTCCTGTGTTGGCTCCTTGAGCACCTTGGGCTCCTTGGAAACCTAATGCTCCTTGAGCACCTTGGGCTCCTGTTGCGGCTCCTTGAGCTCCTTGGGCACCAGTTCCTCCTTGAGCTCCTTGAGCACCTTGGGCTCCTGTTGCGGCTCCTTGAGCACCTTGAGCTCCTTGGAAACCTAAAGTTCCTTGAGCTCCTTGAGCTCCTGTTGAAGCTCCTTGAGCACCTTGAGCTCCTGTTCCTCCTTGAGCACCTTGGGCTCCTTGGGCTCCTGTTGAAGCTCCTTGAGCACCTTGGGCTCCTGTTCCTCCTTGAGCTCCTTGGGCACCTTGGGCTCCTGTTGAAGCTCCTTGAGCACCTTGAGAACCTTGAGCGCCTTGAGAACCTATAGCTCCTTGGGCTCCTGTTGCAGCTCCTTGAGCTCCCTGAGCACCAGTTCCTCCTTGGGCTCCTGTATTACCTTGGGCTCCTGTTGCAGCTCCTTGTGCACCTTGAGCACCTTGTCCTCCTTGTGCTCCTGTATTACCTTGAGCTCCTATTGCGGCTCCTTGAGCTCCCTGAGCACCAGTTCCTCCTTGAGCTCCTGTATTACCTTGAGCTCCTGTTGCGGCTCCTTGTGCACCTTGAGCACCTTGTCCTCCTTGTGCTCCTGTATTACCTTGAGCTCCCGTTGCAGCCCCTTGAGCTCCCTGAGCACCTTGACCCCCTTGAGCACCTGTATTACCTTGAGCACCTGTTGATGCACCTTGTGCTCCTGTATTACCTTGTGCACCTGTATTACCTTGAGCACCTTGAGCTCCTTGGAGTCCTTTAATTGCTGTTGTTGGTCCTACCCATACACCTGTAGCATCAATCATTTGAGTTGCACCAACATAAGTAGAACCCGCAGTCGATGACCCTGAAACAATAATACTTGCTGTTCCAATAGTTACACCACTTGACACCGTTGTAGATGAAAAAACCAATGCGTTAGTAACATTTATTTGAAGCTTATTAGTTCCATCATCAAATAAAACGTGTGGATTGGTGTTACCACCTTTCCCTTGAGGATATATGAGTACGTTTGCCATTAATTTATTAGAGTTTCAAGTAAGTTTAATTCATCTTTAATATCTTCTATAAATATTTGTTGTGATTTTATAGCTTCAACTAAAACAGCATTTAATTTGTGGTATTCAACAAAATAATACCCATCTTCATGCATACCTACAACTTCGGGATAATATTTTCTAACGTCTTGAGCAATTAATCCAATGGTATGTAATTTACCTCTTCTTTTAAAGTAATCGTATTTGTCAGCACCAAGATTTTGATTCCAATCATATTCAACCGCCTCAAGTTCTAACAACTTAGGGAGAGCATCCTTAAGCGTTTTAATACCTGTCTTTAATGCTTCATCCGAAAAATAAGAACAATAATATTGTAGAGTATCTCCATCACCACAGGTTGGAAATACATACCAACATTCTATTAAATTACTCATATAACTACCGTAAATTGACTGACGACCAGCAAAATCACAGTTCGTATTCAAACAGTTAGTATAACTTGTATAGTGTGGTGTTGCAAATACAAAATAATTATAATATTGTTGATAACCTAAAAGATAATATTGATTATAATTACACGCAAAATAACAGTTATTATTTAGATAAAAATAAACGCCATAACAATTGATTCCAGGAGGTCCTGTTGGACCTTGAGCTCCTTGTGGTCCTGTTGGACCTTGAGCTCCTTGAGCACCACTATTTCCTGAACCACCCTGAGACCCTTGAGCTCCTTGTGGTCCTCCGTTTCCACCTGCACCTTGTGCACCTTGTCCACCACCTGGCCCTCCGTTTCCACCGGCACCTTGTGCACCTTGAGGTCCTGTACCACCACCTGGTCCTGTGGCTCCTTGTGCACCTTGAGGTCCTGTACCACCACCTGGTCCTGTGGCTCCTTGAGAACCTTGTCCTCCTCCACCTCCTTGAAATCCTGGAGCTCCTTGAGAACCTTGAGCACCTGTTGGTCCTCCCGGTCCTTGTGGTCCTCTATTACCTTGAAATCCTGGTGCCCCTTGTGGTCCCACAGTACCTTGAGCACCTTGAGCACCTTGTGCTCCTGTGGCTCCTCCAGCTCCTTGTGGTCCTCCTGCCCCTAACGCTCCTTGAGCTCCTGGATGTCCTGTTTGACCCGGATTACCTTGAGCTCCCGTTGCTCCTCCTGACCCTTGAGCTCCCGTGTTACCTATATTACCGCCAGGTCCTGTTGTACCTACGTTTCCTCCCGCTCCTTGAGCCCCTGTATTACCCGTTTGACCTGGATTACCTTGAGCTCCCGTTGCTCCTCCTGACCCTTGAGCTCCTGGATGACCTGTTTGGCCCTGAGCTCCTTGAACTCCTATTGGACCAAGAGCGCCTGATAATCCAACCTCCTCCGTATTTTGATACCACGTGCCTCCAGTTGATTGAGACGGTTTTTTCCAAAATATTCTTAATCCCTCTCCACCAGCATATTCCTGCATTCTTACTCTCATTGAGTAATTAACTCCAGCGGTTAAAGATATTGTTCCCACTGTGGTACCTAATGCGGGTGTACCTCTACCACCGTAAAAACTAGCAACATTTGTGCCGTTAATAAAAAGGTCGCAAGAATCGTCTGATTCTGCGGTAAACGTATAAGTTCCAGTTTCTGTTGGTCTGAATGTTGAAAAAGTTTGTACCGCAATATAATCTCCCGCTGTAGCTGGAATTGTTATACCAGCATTTGTAATTGTCGTCCAAACTACAAAATCCCAAATTACTCCAGGTGTAGAATTACCTGATGAGTATAAAGTTGAGTTAGAATATGCGGTATTAAACCATTTGTTAAAATCAGTTGAATCAGTAGGGTACTGACCATATTGAGACAGACTGCCATTACCAGCATTGACGGACCATATTTGATATGATACTTGGCCTACACCATATACACCTCCTTGTGCCCCTTGAGCTCCTGTATTTCCTGTCCCACCTCCTGAACCCTGAGCTCCTGTATTTCCTGTATTACCTCCAGGTCCTGTTGTACCTACATTCCCTGTCGCTCCCTGAGCTCCCGCATTTCCAGTTTGACCTTGAGCTCCTGTATTTCCTGTTCCACCACCTAAACCTTGAGCTCCCGTGTTACCTATATTACCGCCAGGTCCTGTTGTACCTACATTCCCTGTCGCTCCCTGAGCTCCCGCATTTCCAGTTTGACCTTGAGCTCCTGTATTTCCTGTTCCACCACCTGAACCCTGAGCACCCGTATTTCCTGTCGCTCCTTGAGCTCCTGTATTTCCTGTTCCGCCACCAGCTCCTTGAGCTCCTGTATTACCTATTGCTCCTGTGTTACCTTGGGCTCCTGTTGCACCTCCTGACCCTTGGGCTCCTGTGTTACCTGTTTGGCCTTGAGCACCTGTACTACCTTGTGCCCCTGTTCCTCCTTGGGCTCCTGTATTACCTATTGCTCCTGTATTACCTATCGCTCCTTGAGCCCCCGTAGCACCTTGAGCACCTGTATTACCTGTTTGGCCCTGAGCACCTGTCGAACCTTGTGCACCTGTTGAACCTTGTGCTCCTGTATTACCTATCGCTCCTGTATTACCTATCGCTCCTTGAGCCCCCGTAGCACCTTGAGCACCTGTATTACCAGTTGCACCTTGTGCCCCTGTTGAACCCTGTGCCCCTGTACTACCTTGAGCACCTGCTGAACCTCCTCCTCCTGTTGAGCCTTGAGCTCCTGTATTACCTTGAGCTCCTGTATTACCTAAAACGTTTGTTGATGGTCCAATCCATGAACTTGTACCATTAATTACTTGAACTCCTGTGACAGCATAATAATCTTTAACATTTATTGTTGTTGCAGAAACTGCACCAAGAGTTGGATTTACCACCAAAGCATTGGTTCCAAATTGGATAGTAGCCCCAGATATTACTTGTAAAGTAATAGTTGCGGTATTTGAAAAATCTATTTTTGGTATCCTCCCAGGTTGTCTTGAAATTGCGTTACTGGGATAAATTATAATATTTGCCATCCAAACTGTTTTGTTATCCTATAAATACAACGAAAGTTTATTATTGTAAAAAAGAATACTACAACTTTCAGATAATTTTTATTAGTATTAGGATTATTAAAATTTAATTCTTTTTTTATGAATTTAAAGTCACCTAAAAGTAAAATATCTATAATAAATTTATTTGCCGATTACATACTTAAAAGTATTCCTTCTGATGAAGATTCAATAATACAAATTGCAGATTGTAATAATTTTTATGTTATTAAAGGACTCACATCTTATAACATCCCTTTAGATATTTCAAAATTGTCAGATGAATTTTGTGAAAAATTTTCTTTTAAATCATTGAATACCATTGATTTGATTGAATACAATAAAAAATTTGTATCTAAAAAAGATTATAAATTCACTTTATTCAATAACGATAATTGTTCATACCCCACCAACGAGGAGGTATTTGATGATGATTCTGAATTAATTGTTGTTTCAGAGTTTCCTCACGGTTATTCCCTTAATCAAGGTCGATTATTATATTACTACACAAAACATATTGTGTATAACATACCATCAAACTATCCATTCTCAGGATTAAGGTTTGAAGTTCCGACGGACAAAGAAAAGTTAGAGTCTGATTTTAAGGTGTATAATATTCATACTGAAGACTATGATGAAAACTTGAGGTCATCTATATTGGATGTCTTTGATTTTGACACTTCGGCAATTAGTAATGAAATAAAAAAAGTGGATTGTTATGTTGAAGTAACTAATCCACTTGATGAATATCCTTTCTTAAAAGAAAAGGTTAAAGATTTTATTATTATTTAATAATCCCCACCTTCTTCCTGTGTTCATTAACAATGGTTAACGCCTCTGTTAGTTCGTCATAGTCTCTATCAGGAGCATATAAGAATGACTCATGAGATTTATCGTCTCCTTCGATGATTAGAAGAGCTGGTATCATATCATTCTTTGTAATTTCACTGAAGATATCATACTCTTGTTTGTACTTATCGATATCTCTATCAAAAAATTCAATACCTTCTTTCTGTAGCATATCTTTAAAGTCCTGACAGAATGGACATCCTTGCATTGTATAAACTACTACTGATAAATCTTTCATTAGTCTTCGATTAAACTAAGTACTTGGGTTGGAGACATTACTCCCGCTTGAGAGAATACTTCCTTGCCTTCCTTAAATATTTTTATTGTTGGTACACTTCTTATACCTAAGGTTTCAATTACGAAATCTCTGTCTGAATCAATATCGTACTTATAAATCCCGTATCTAGGTTCTGTTGATTCTTTAATTAAAGATTCATTCACTTTTTCTAAGTTAGATAACATAACCTTACAAGGTCCACACCATACTGCAAATAAATCTAGTATGAAGTCCTCACCGTTAGCCATTTTTTGTTTAAGTTGTTCTGTTGTTAGTTGTTGCATTTTTATATTGTTTTAATAATTGTGATAAGAACAAATACAATTCGTTGTATTGTTCCGCTTTATAATAAATAGTTAAATTTGAAATTGTGTCTGACTGTGGAATCACTCGGATTTGAACAAATAAATAAAAGTTTTGTTGGCTTTTAAAAATTACTTCCCCAAATTTTACCTGATTACTTTCATTCATTAATCCCTTTTCATATACTCTCGATAGTTTTTTTTCACTTAAGTATTTTAAGAATTCTCCTTTCAATTCATAACAACCCATTATTGAAAAGATGCCATCTTTTGATTCTAAATTTTGTATGTATTCTGGTTTCATAATAATGGAAGGTTAAAGTGGAAAATCGATTCTTGTGAGTCAATGTTTTTAAATGTCCATCGAAGACTACCCTCTTTATCCCAATAAGTATCAGATTTGAGAATTGCTCCGTTCTTACACTCTTTGGTTATTTTAACAGTTTCAAATCGTTTGTCTCTAACACAAGATAATACTTGTTTATCCAATTTCAATAGAACTGTAGTCCATGAATCTTCCAATTTTTGATTGAACTTACCCAAACTTTGAACTCTATCAGCATATACTACTCCGTTGTTCATAGTTAACTTATATTCAATCGTTGCCCTTTCTTCTAAAAATTTCCCATACCTTACAGAAATAATTAAACAACTTGGTTTTCCAATATATCCTTTAACACAGTTGGACTGATAACTACTCTCATCATTATAGTTTGAACTTGTATCCAAAAGTACTTGATGAAAATCGGCATGTGAAGGTTGAGATATCATTTCATACATATACTCAGGATAATGTCTTGTGTAATTACCCATTTTATAATGTTGGAGTTTCTCTGTCCAATCCAAATGTTCTTTACGAAAATCAGGTTTACTTTCAACTGACTTCCACTTCAAATCATGTTCCCCGAATGATTTTAATTCAACATACATTCTTATGTGGTCGCCGAAGGTCGTTGAATCTAAATTTTCATGTATGAAAACTTGTTTGAAAAGTGTGTAAACTTTTTTCAACTCCTCTTTTGAAATCAATTCAGTAAACTGAGCCGGTACATTTATAAAAGAAGATGGTTGATTTAACAAATCCAATATAATACTTTCTTTATCTTGGTTCAACCAATCATCTCCAAATAATTTTCTTGCGACTTCATATAAAGGTAGATTTAACTTATTACAAAAATGTAAAGCATGTCTTACTTTCTTACCTGAAAGATTATGTCTAATCATAATTGATTCGACTAGCTTATTGTCGTTTTTCTTCAATATCTTTTTTATTTCAGGTCCTCTCAGTTCACCTGTATAAACTTTAAAGTTGTTAGGATATTTGATTCCTCTTTTGTTAAGATAAAACCTAAATAGTCTATCTTCATAATTCAAATTTTCAAAGTTTTCCCTTTGGTCAATTTGAAATAAAAACTCCGAGAATGCGGTTGTAACTTCATTAAATGCAGTATTAGTAAAAAGAGTTAAATAATTTTTCATTTTAGACTTAATACTATTCGCTGGTTCCAAAAAGAAACAATTCCTTCTTACATTCTTAATACATTTCTTTTTCTTATTAAACCCTCTTAAATGCCCATTATAAACATCCCCTGTTTTTAAATTTACTGAAATGTAATCAACATTTTTTTCTACTTTAAACCAAGGTTTTCCCTCTCGTCTAGACATCATTCCCGTAAAAAATTTTATACTAACCTTATCCCCATTCTTTTCAACCACAATCATCGTATACTCTTTGCGAACTGAATACATAGGGTCTTTCAAATGTTTCATATAATACTCTTCCTCTTCCCAAGATTCTTCTTTTTGGAATGCAGGATGTTTTTCGGTTGCACCAAAAATAAATTCAGGATTATGTCCATCTATTGGCACAATACTATTATAGTCTTTATACTTTGTGGTACTGTACCTCTCAAAACTTTTCTTGTAGATTTCTTCTTTCACCTTGCAAATATAGTGAAAATAAAAATGGGAGACAATGTCTCCCACTTATTTAATTTAAACAGATATAACCGTTTTTGTATTTTATAAAAATCCTCTTATCTAATTCTTCAACTTTTTCTTCAATCTTCTCATCAATCACCTGACCATTCAATACCCTACAAATGTCTATTAGTTGTGGTTGAGTTAGTGCCGCCTCTTCACCTTTTTCATAATTCTGAGCCGCAACCTCTTTAATCTTGACATAGAACTCATCCTCTTTGTTCTTTGGGATAAGATTCAACAAGTCTTTAGGGTTTTCCTTAAAAAACTTAATCAAGTTATTCATGTATATTTCAACATCAACACTCATATAAATCAATTTTAATGTGATTGTAAATCCAACATACCATTACCCAAATCTTCACCCTTAGCTAATATCGCTTGAGGTATTTTTACATTTGGTGAACCTTTTAAGTTCAAGAAATATAAGTTTGGTAAATCAGCAATACATTCAGGTATTGAAGTCAACTTAGGGTTATTAATTAACGCCATAAATCTTAACTTAGGTAACTGACAAACTGCTTCAGGAATTGAATCAATACAGTTATCCAAAAGAATCATATTCAAATCTTTGAATCTTCCAATCTCTTCAGGAATGTTAATGATTACATCATTATTTTTACTGTCTCTATTTTGAATTTGGAATTCTTTTAAAGTATCTGGTAAGTTACCAATTAAATCATCCAATCCATATAACGCAATAAATTTACCAATTGCTCCGTGACTGAAACTATCAATAACAAGTTTCTCGCCACCAACAGTTAATCCTTTAGCAAACTCAGGTTTAAATAAATTCTTTAATTCCGCCATTGGTCCATTTAAGAACTGAACTAAATCAATTGAATGGTCAGCAGAATCCATAAATTGGTTAGATGGGAAATGGAATTGATATCTTGTTGCCGGCAACATTGATTTTTGACCTAATCTAGTATCATCATTTTTAATGATTACATACAGAGGACCATCTTTAATATATCTTTCAAAATAAGTTAAACCAGGACCTGAAGTACACCATCTTGTTTCACCTTTAGATGGTTCCAAATAGTAACCACCATAGAAACAAGCAGCGTCTTTACCCAATTGAGACTTATCAGAAATTTTAACAACAGTCCACTCATCTCCTCTGTAAATAACTTGACCACCTGGGTGTTCAAATGTTTTGGAAGCTTCCTTCTTTTCTTCAGCGGACGCTTTAGTTTTTTCTAATGAGAAATCTTTTACCTTATCATAAAGTTCAGATGGAGTCAATTTGTTTAAATCTCTCTCACCTTCAATTCTATCTTTAAATCTAATAAACTTATTTAAGTCATTTGTAATCTTACTTAAGTCCTCAATATAAGTTAATTTAGCTTGTTTTACTTCTTCTTCATATCCTCTCTCACCTGGCTGTCTTTCAGTTTTTGGAGTTAAGTAGTTCTTAATAATCCAAGCAGTAAACTTACCAGCTTTAACCTTCTTCAACTCTTCAGGGTCTGAAGTTTGTAAATCAACGTCGTTTAATTTAGTCGTTGGGTCAGCTTGCATAAGCTCATAGAACTCTTCTTTTGAAAGTTTTGGTTTCATTTTTTTCCCTTCTTTATCCACAGAAGGTTTTGTCAAAGCGTTCAATAACACTTCAAATTTAGATTGCTCTAATATAACAGACTTCAATAACGACGTAAACTTCATCTCTTTTGATTTAATTATAAATATATTGTGAATACAAAAATAACTAATAATTCAATATCAACAGCTCTTCAGCCATATTTTGTTTGACATTTTTTTTCGCAGCAGCCGCTTTAGCAAATTGTTTACGTTCCCACCTATACTGATTCTCAGGAAACCAATCATGTAATAACGGAAAATCGTAATATGATAAACTAAATTTACCCTGAACTCCACTAAGAACATTTGCCAGTCTTTCGTGGTCTTCACGGTCAAAATCATGATTATTATAATAATTCTCGGTCTTCCAATATGGAGGGTCTAAATAAATGTAAGTTGTTGGTGAATCATATTTTCTAATAACATCTTCAAAATCTAAATTTTCAACATGAGTTATTTTATCAAAATGTGTAATCCATGCAGGTTTTGATAATTTATCCCTAAATGTGATGAATTTAGACTTGTAGTTCCCTTTTAAATCTATAAATGAAGATGTCTCAGGCTTACTACCTGAAAAGACCTGTGTGAGGACGTACGCGTATTTGGCGGCTACCTCATAGTCAGGGTAGTTTATTGTAAAACCACTACCAAACAATTCTTTTTGGAATGCAACAAATTGTTCCTTCATTTCAGGAGGAGTGACAGTAACCCCAACTTGTTGAACAGGAATTGCGTCCATTGCTCTTTTTAGTTCAGTTGGATTTTGAACACACCGAAACAAATTATAATTTAATGGGTTGAAGTCGTTGTACACAACTTTCTTAAGATTTGGGTATTGACTCAAATCCATATTAAAGAAACACCAAAACATTCCTCCGAATGTTTCTACATATGTTTCCATGTCTTGTGGGTATAATGGAACTATCCATTTCCCAATTTTTGATTTACCTCCGATATAACTTAACATATTAGAAGTATAATAAAAAAAATTAAAAAAGCAAATTTACTTATAACAATTTTTGTATGGTCTACAAGAGGCTTTCTGTGTGAAACCCATCTTATTACAAGGTGTAGATTTACAATAAGATTGACTATACTTGCGAGGTTTCTTAAATTTACCTGATTCCTTTTCATCAAGAAATTGATAAAGGACTCTTTTAATAATTTGTTCACTAATCATACTTATAAATATGTCAGAAAAAGAATGTCAGACCTGTAAACAAAAAGGACCAGGGAAATTTCAAGTTGGAACTATACTCTTTGGTTTCTATATGTTGTTCTCATCATGCTATGGAACCTATCAAATAGTTAAAGAAATAATTAATTACTTTAAGTAGTTCTCTCAAACTTCACATGAAGTTTTACATACATATCTCCACCGCTATATCCTTTACCTCTTAATCTTAATGGTTTGGAGGTATCGAACGTTGCTGGCGCAGACATCATAAGGTCTGCATCTGGATGTGGAATGTTAAACTTATCTTGTTGTAATTGTTCTAAGTTCAAATATAGATTATAAATTAAATCATTATTCATTTTTTCATATCCGTCTGTCGGAGTCATTTCTATTTGTAAAACTAAGTCTCCGTACTCACCGTTACTGAAGTCACCCAAATTTTGTAACTTAAGGAACTGACCGTCATCGGCACCATATGGAATGTTCACTCTAATCTCTTGTGTTGCCGTCTTGGTACCTTTACCTGAACAGTGATGACATTTGTTGATGATTATGCTTCCTCTACCATTACAAGAAGGACATGCAGTTCTTACTTGTTGAACCATAAATCCTGTTCCAAATGTTTTTAGTTGGAATCCCGCTCCTCCACAAGTACCACAAGTATTAGTATCACCACCAGTTCCTTTACAAACACTACACCCTTGTTCTCTAAAATAGTTAACGGTTTTGACTGAAGCCTTATAAGACTCTATAGGTGATATCTGAACCTTTATAACTTTGTCAGGAGCAGACTTTCTTCTGAAATGTTGTTGCTGTTGCTGATTTCGTTGGTTAAACATTTGAGTGAATAAATCTTCAAATGGTGTTCCACCGTAGGGATTACTCTTTCGGTTATTATACTGTGCACGTTTGTCTTTATTACCTAACACTTCATACGCCTCGGCAATGTCTTTAAACATCTCTTCACCACCAGGGTTTACATCAGGATGATACTTTTTTGAAAGGTTTCGATAACTTTTTTTTATGTCATCTTCTGACGATTGCTCTTCAACTTCCAGTATTTTGTAATAATCTTTCATATATGGTAAACTACTTTGTAGTATTGTTTAAGAATAAACTAAAGAAAAAGATAATAAAGAAGTTTGTAACTTTAAAGAAGGCAACTCAGTTTTATGAAAAAAAATTGGCGGAGTCTAATGATGTTATCTTTGATGTGGTAGTTGAAAATGGACAACTGTCTCAATATGAGATTGGTATTATTGAGTTGAGCTCAAGGCAACTTGTTCCAGTTTATATGACCGATGAAATGGGTCGAAGTAAAAAGGTTAAACTCGATGAAGAAGGTATGACATTGTTTAAAATAACTCAATTTAAAAAAGAAGAATCTTTATTTGATATTCAAATCAATAAAAAAATATTCACTCAAGAGTTTATAAAGAAGTATTTGAAATCTGATGGGTTGAAGATGGTGTCTGTTCTTAATAATAAGATTGTTGTTCAGAACGATGATGTTGTTAATTTGTTCTCGTGTAAAAATGAAATCGAATCTTCCAGATTTATAGATTGTTTATCTAATCACTTCCATAAAATAAAAAGGGGTGATTGTCTTTTTATCAAAGATTACTCAACCCCTCAAAGAAAATATATGTATAGTTTGTTAGAATCCAAAGGATATGATAAGAAAGTCCTTTACAGAAAGTTTACGACTTACTCTCCTCCATTAAAATAAAATGGAACTCAGTTCCTGAGATGTCTATTGAAAATTGTTTGTGGTTTCTATCAATTTCTCTAAAGTGATTAATCACACTTGAATATTCTCCCTTAGGTAGCTCAAATATAATAGTACCTTTACCACTGAACAAAGTTTGTACTGACTCAGCAATTAATGCTAGTTTCTCTAATTCCCCAGGATTAGTATTTTTATCTTCTGCCATAATGTTAATTCTTTAGGAACAGGAAAAAATTCTTCCTTCTTAAATTGTTTAATCTCTTTAACGATTTTGTTTTTATAGGATTTCTCTTGTAAGTCATCCCTTTTTTTCTCACTCTCCAGCCAATTCAGCATCCTCTGGCTCGTCTCCATATTGCTCATCGATATCTAAATTTGGTGCGTCATCCTCATCAAAATCAAAATATAGATTTTGAAGTTTATCTAAATCTGTTTTCTCAAATGTTTGTTTGAGTTGTTCAACTGTCTGTTTAAATAATTTTTCTTTGAGTTCTCTCTCTTGGTTAAGTTTGATAACTTTGGCTATTTTTGTAAGGACTGTTGAAACATTCAGTTCATCTATCTGTGAAACAAAGGAAATACCTTTGTAGTTTTGGTCTTCCGCTTGGAATGCAACTGTTTCACCTTCTTCTAACATACTCTTCGGCATGCTCCACTTGGTTGGGAAAACCATATCAAAACTAACATAAGTTTTAAGTTTCCTGATTGAATGGATATAATCTATAAATGGTACTATTTCTTTGTAAAAACTCATAATTTAAAAATGTATGTGAATATGTAACTTATTGATAAACCAAGGAATATAAGTTCCTTAACACTATACGTTAACGGTTTAGGTTCACGTTGTGCTAAGGCACTTATAAACTTTGTGACATTTTTCAATGACACTAATATTGTGAATACGAATATAAAAAAATATAAAGCGTCAATATTATGCATTATCTTCTGTCTTTTTGTGTTCAAGGATTTCTCCTCTTAACTTTTGTAGTAAAGCCTTCAATTCTTGTGCTGACTTTCTTGCTCTTGTACCCGCACTTTTATTTCCCTTGAAGAATTTTGTTGAATCAACTGAAAGAAGTTCTGTTAATTCTTTAATTTGCTCTAAAGTTTCCATCTTTTAAAATGTTAAAAATTGTTTATTGGTTATAACCTGAAATATAAATTTTTTTGTCCTGGTGTAAATAGAATCAACGCTTTTTTATACTTCAATATTTTTTTCTAGTAGTTTATAAAGTTCGGTCAGGATATCTAAATCTGACTTACTGAATGGTTTTTCTATATCAAATACTTCTGAAATAAATTCAGGAATCACACTCTTAATATTATCTTCTTTTTGATTATAATAACTGTCTGAAAAGAATGATTCGAGATAATCTTTATGTTGTCCTCCGTGTTTAATTATAATGTTTTCTTTCTTAAAGTCATCCAATAATTTATTCCAGCACCAATCAAAGTGCAACGTATTATCTTCTTCAGACATTAATATCTTTGTTTCTAGCACATTCTCCCCAAGGTAGGTATCGGTAATGATAAAGTTAAGTGACTTAAATATATCACCGTACAGTTCAATTTTTTCATAATTCATGTTATGAACATTGAACCATACCACTACTTCTTCTTTAGGTATAGGCTTAGACATCCAATTAAAAAAATTCTCCATAGAGTTCATCTATGGAGAATATAAGTTATACATTTGAAATGTGAATTTTTATTGAGTTTTTCTATTATAATCAATCAAATTTTTCATTTTTTCCATATCTTCGTTAACAAGTTTTTCTGCTTTGTTTTCAGTAGATTCTAACGTGTTAAGTATTTTACTTGCCTTTGCAATTGAACTTTGACTGTCAGCTCCTTTTTTAGATTTTAAAGAACCTTTAGTTTGACCATTACCCTCAACCTCAACAGGTTGTGGTTGTCTCTTATAAGACGCTTTCATTTGCTCAGCACCATATAAATTTTCATCATAGTTTTTCTTGAATTTTTCACCAACTTTACTTGGGACTACATTACCTAACGCTTTTCCTTCTTTATCAGTAACAGCATTACCAAATGTTGAATCTCCTTTTAATTGCTTATCAATTCTTTTATCATCAGGTTTGATTTCATCATATACTAAATTTGTCATTCCCGGATAAGAGAAAGCATCAATATATTCTTCAACCGCCTCAGATGGATTGTATTTCATAACCTTAGCATCTTTATCCATTTGATAGTTACTTTCAGGGAATTTTTCAGGATTCATTTCATATTTTGCTTTAGTACCATCTTTTAAGTAATCAGTCATTTTTTTAGCCAATTCTTTGAAGTATGCGTCTCCCTCTGATTTATTCTTTCCTAAAACTTTTTCAGTTTTCTTTAAACCTGTTGCTTCTTTCTTACTGATGTTATCTTTTTCTGCAATGTCTTTAACTTTTTGTTCTAAAACTAAACTCTCAATCATATCAATTAATTCATTCTCAGTCAAAGAAAGAACGTTTCTATTTTCTTTTACACTTTTAAGAGTTAACGCCAAATTAACTTGTTTCAATAATTTTGAATCGGCCGCAGATAATTTCTTGTCTCCTTCACCTTTAGCCATTAATTCTTTTTTTAATTTGTTTAATAAAGTTTTTGGGATTTTCTTGTCTTCAGGAACATTTAACTTTTTATGTAATGCACCTTTTTTCATATCTGTTTTTTGAATCCACTTTTTCTCAGATTCTTTAGTTTCTTTTTTGTGATTACATTTACAATCAACCATTCCACATTTAGGACATTTTTTACCCTTCGCTTCTTTAACAGGATATTTGTGACCGCCAACTTCAAAACTTTTTTCATGATGTTTTCTAGCATTGTCTAAAGCACCTGAAAATTCATTTCCTTCATCAGTTTCAGCGTCTTCTTCTAAACCTTTTGCAAGTCTAACTCTAAATGGTTTACCACCAAATTTATCTTGATATCTTTTAAAAAATCTTTCTCCGTCGTTAGGTCCAAACCAAGGTTGTTTTCTACCGTGTTTTGCAAGTAATGAATCTACATCATGAAACTCCTCTTCGTCATAATCTTCTAAATCATCAGGATGTGTTTGTCTGTCATGTTCGTCAAACCAACCATGTTCATCATCAAATGAGCCAATCATTTTTGGTTTACGTAGACCTTTACCTACATACGTAGGTTCTTGAGCCGATAATTTTTCAGCTTCATCTTCTGCATCTTCGTCTCCTTCGTAATCACCTGAAGTTGATTCATCTTCTTCGTCATCAGAGAAAAAGAATTCTTCAACTTCTTCTTTATGTTTCTTTGCATCTCTTAATTTCTTAAAATCCGCACCTGTAATTTTATCTTTTGGCTCAGCTTGTTTAGCTATTTTTTTTTGACCAGTACTCAATTCTTCTTCAAGTTGTTCAGAAATTTGTTTAGATTTCTTCTCAATTTCCTCAGAAAGAATTTTTGAGACCATTTTGTCAATATTATTTTCAAAGTTGTTCATCGTAATTTTTTATTATAAATATCTTTATTTAGTTCTTTTATTCAATTTAATCATCTCTTGTTCAAGAATCTTTTTAATTCTCTCTTCACTGATTTTCATTTTCTTGGATACATTTCTAATTGCATTCTGGACTGATTCGTTTTTAGTAATTTTAAGATTATTAATATCTCCTTGATTACAATAAGGGAACTTAGTACATCTTTTCTTAATCTTAACAAATCCTCCTCCAGGTATTTGTGGTTTTCTACTTGGTCCCCAATCTTTCTTCTTAGTTGATTTAGCCCACATTGCCGGTGATTCATAACCACCAACTGAACCCGAACCTGTAGCCTCTTTAGCTTCTACTTTCTCTACCTCTTCAGTAACCTTTTTAACTTTTTTTACTTTCTTCTTTTGTTCTTTTGTTTCTAATTTTGGAGTTTCTTTGTCACTTTTCTCAATAAACTCGTCTGTTTCTCCCCCGAATAATGGTGCCGAATAAGCTCCACTTGACCCAGAACCCGTTGCTTCTTTAGTTTCCTCTTTCTCTTTTAAATTACGAGTGTAATTTGAAAAGTCTTTCATTGTTGAAGCATTGATTTGTATTCCTGGTTCGTTATACGCCTTTGCTAACTTGTTTTTAAATAAATCACCGATTTTTCCCATGTTAAGCGTTCTTTAATCTTGGTTCCCAATAACTTCTATTCATCCACATGAACTGATAGAACTCACGGAACATTCTTAATGTGATATCTTTAATATCACCTTCCAACTTACCTTTTTTGATATCCTTTTGGATTCTATCCATAAGTTTATCCTCAAATTGTTTAACAGTGCTATTACCCATAAAGTTTTTAATCTCTTTACGTACAATAACCTCTATTTCATTTTTTTCTGAAGATGTAAGTGCCATTATTTTGTTATTAAGAAAAATGTTAATACTGCAATCATACCAGTCCCTAAAATTGACTTGAATTTACCTTTTACTTTCTCTTTCTTCAAATCCCATTCTAATCTTTTAGAATATCCATCTAACACATTATATTTTTCATTTTGTGTATCAATGATTTTAACGTAGTTAGTTTCTTTAACTTTCATTGTGTTAATAACACTATCTTTTAAACCTACTTTACTTTCAAGGCTTACAATGTTTTGTTCTGCCAATTTCAATTCAGCTTTAGCAGAATCACCAGATAATAAATCTTTAGCAATTAGTTTGAAAACACTAACGGGTAAACATTTAGTTTTAATTGTGGTATCTTGCTGAGAAAAAGCTGTCAAGCTGAGGCTCAGTATAGTTACCAGCGCGATTAATTTCTTCATGGTATATTTCTTTTACGATTGTTTTTTGACCTTTTATTTTGTCGATGTGGTTGTCAACCTCATCAATCTTTTCATTATATCCTTCAATTGCACTATCTAATTTTTGTTGTTCTTTGTAAAGTTCTTTGATAGTGTTGTTTAATGAATCAATCTTTGCTTTCTCTAACGCATCCATTCCAACTCTTGGAGTTAAAACGAATATTACCCAATACAATAGGAATAGTCCAACTAAGACTTTTGCAATTGTTTTGTAGTTCTTTTTAAGGAAATTAATCATTTGTTTCTCTTGTTTTTTTCCTACTAGCTAAAATTCTTGACCACTTGGATTTGAATTTTTGATAGTATTGTTGAAGTTTATTTAATAATTGTAAGAAGCTTTCGTCAACCTTTAACATTTCTCCATCAACATAGATTCCACTATTTTCTCCGATTGTGAAAGTAAAATCTAAATCTGAATCAATGATTTTACCCGACCAATCAACATTATTTGGATACACATTTAACGTGTTGAAGTCAACAAGGTCAGAAACCTCATTAACAAATTCATCCATTGTTTCTTGGAAGGCTAATTTATCATCAGTAGTGATGTCAGTATCAGTTTTGCTTTTTCCGTGAAGAGCTAAGATACCACCAGAGATTCTGTACTTTTGTACTTTATCTTTGGCTGTAGGTTGTTCATTAGAACCTTCATTGTCGTTGTCTGTTTCAACATCATTTGCAGTCTCGTACTCTTGATTGTCTTGGTCTATTTTTTGTTCGATATCTGCGGCAATGTTGGGTGGAGCTTCATCTGTTGTTTGCTCCATTAACATTCTTGATTTCTTTAGAAGAGATTTAATCTCATCGTATCTTTCATTATGCAAGTTGCTCATGTTCTATAAATTTTGTAAAAGTTTCGAAATTGAAAGATGGGTTCAAGTCAGTGAATGCAGTATCAAAATTACTTTTGGATACGATACCTCCAAATCTACTAACACCTTCAACCTTGGTATTATGTCCTATGAACTTTCTTTCCAAGTTAAGAGATTCAATTATTTGGTTACACAATTCACCTGTTGTTTCCGTTTGACTTGTTGTGTAAGGTTGCCAGAAAAAGAAATCTCTCCACTTTTTTTCGTAAACCTGTTTATTATAAATACTCCCTTTCCAGTTAATATAATAGTTGGTTAGTGGTTTCTTTTCCAACCATCCCAAATTTTCTAAACAAACAACAACAGAGTTCCTGTTAATGTTTTGCTCAGTGAAATAATTTGAATAAGATATATCGTCAAGTAGTTGAATGACTTTACCTTCTGTTGTTACAATATAGTTAGGTATCTTATCGTACTTTCCATTATACCTAAATTTAAGGGAGGCTAAGTATTCCTCAACCTCCCTTGACGTATGACATAAGATTATTTGTCTCTTCTTTTTTTGTTTACCTACCGATTTAAAATTTCCATATTTTATTATATCAAGCATCTCTTCTAGTGTAAGTAAGGATTTTTTTTTCTGGAATTATTTTTTCTGGTATTTCTTCCATTGGTTCGTATTGTTCAACCAAATTACCAAATTTCTTTTCGTTAATTTTTCGTAATTCTTCCTCCAATATTCTAAGTTCTTCGTCAGTTGGATTAAGTTTTTCTTCAAAGAATTCAGCTTCTTTTTTACCGGCCTCAGTACTTAACAAATCAATATTAATATCTTTAACCAATAAATCAGTATTCTTATCTTCCTCTTCAAATTTTACCAACATATGTAGGAAAGATAAAGAGATAATAGGTAACATACCACCAGCAAATAATGCCAAGAATCTTTTATGACCAACAGGGTCTCCTGAATCAACACCCAACAAACTAACAATAGGGTCAACCATGTCCACCCAATCTTTGAAGGACTGACTGTTAACATCAATGTATTGATAAGCAAAGAATATGTTACCAATAAATTGAATTAGGGTTACGATACCAAATGGGAAGTAAACTTTTTTACCCATTTTTGCAGAAATCGCAGCCAATGCCGATAACGCAGCTATTTCGATACCAACTGATAGATATATCGCCCAACTAAACGGGTTAGATAAACCATACCATTTTGTTACGTGAGAAATTGATACTCCCGCAACAGTTAGGATTGGAACCAAAAACGCAATATAGATTATCGTTTTAAAGTTTTTTTGAAACCAATTCATTCTATTTTTTGTTTAGTCTTTTTATCTCTTCTTCAATTTCAGTTTGTCTTCTAACATCTAATAATTTTCTGTCAGTCGCCTGAATCATTCTTTTTTCTGATTCAAGACCCGAAATCTTAAGTTCTCTATCCAACTCACCTTTAGTATAAGTTGAATCTTTGATTGCTGTAATTTCTTTTTTAATCTTTGATAACTCTCTTGTGTCACCGCATCCTTTAAAGAATGTTAAAAGAGCAATTACTAATACAATAACCGTAAAGTTGTTTTCTATAAATTTTTTCATAATTTTTAATTTTAATACACACCCTAAAATATAAAAGGTGTATTGAATAAATACACCCTTTAACTAATTTTACATATAATCGAACAGAGAACCCGTCTCATTTCTCAGTTTTCTGAGAGCTTTTTCCTTAATCTGTCGTACCCTTTCCTTCGTTAAGTCGAAGTCATTACCTATATCTTCCAAGGTTCTTGTTGAGCCAGATAGTCCAAAATAATCCTCCACGATAATTCTTTCTCTCTCATCCAATACATCCAACATACCCAATAACTTATCTTTCAAAGTCTGTTCAGTAGTCAAGTTGGAATCAGCCCACTCAGCGTTAGGATTATTCAATACGTCCATCAAAGTGTCTCCATCTTCATTTAAAGGTGAATCCAAGTTAACAGTATAAGGTAGGTTAACAAACTTATCAGGTAATTCAACACCCTCTCTATCTAACTCTTTCTTAGCTTTCTGTAACTCTTGTACCACATTCACGGGAAGACGAATGGTTCTTGCATTCTCATTAAGAGATTGCAGGATGGATTGACGAACCCACCAAACGGCATAAGATATAAATCTTAATTTCTTGGACCAATCAAAGTTCTCGATGGCTTTCAACAAACCATAGTTTCCTTCGGCAATCAAATCAGGGAAGTCCAACCCTTGGTTTTGATATTGTTTACTCACGGTGATAACGAAACGAAGGTTACCTTCAAGTATCTCCTTCTTTATCTCCGCCTTTTCTTCATCGGTAATGTTTCCCGATAACATTCTATCTGCAAGTTCACGTTCTCTTTCAACCGTCATTACAGTTAACTTTCGAATGTCTTTTAAATAACTTGCAATCTCGTCTTGGTTAATTGGTATTACTGCTTTTTCTCTCATAATTAATTTTTACTATACGCATCCAACGTATCTTTTTCAAATGGTGTTAATGATTCAACCCCTTTGTTTCCAACCTTTTCCAATAACTGGTCCAAGGATGGCTTCTTTACTTTATCTTTAACTCTGTTCAAAACTAGTGCCATAAAATCATCTTCATCGTCTTCTTCAAACTCATCCTCAAAGAAATTTGGTTTAGATAAGTCCATATTAATAGATATATCACCACTCGCGTTTTCCAAATCTAATAGGTGTGTTTTCGCATCCTCAGGCATATAAAGTGACAAATTGTCAGTATTCTCTGTCAAAATGAACGAAGTCACAAGACCAAAGAATGAAATAGAAAGGAACTCATACATTTCAACTTGGTCCACCTCACTGGCGAAATGGAATAATAATCCACCATTACTATGTTGAAACTTTAATTGTGGTGAATCCACAAGTGGTGCAATTGTTAACGCAACATCTTTACAAAATTCTTCGGATTCAAATTCTCCGAACAAAATCAAAAAGTATTTTTTCATTATCATATATTATTTTTACGAAGGTATTCTTTTATTTTTAAAATCAGTACAAATACTGATTATTTTTTTATATTTTTTAACTATAAACTACCATACCGTGTTCTTCCACCCAACTTTGAGAGAATCCAATGTGGTTGGAACTTTCCTTCATCTTGGCAATTTTAACCTTAGCTTCCTCCAATACAACGGTAGCATCAATTGACCAAATCTTTGAACACTTCAATCCATTTTCCTTATCATATAATGCAAAAAAGAACTTGGTATTACGTTCAATACGGTGAAGGTTATCCTTATGGATTCTATCCAATTGGAATGAACCTCCGTCCTTACAACTTAAATATTCATAGTTCTCAGTACCTTCTTGATTGGTTGCATCAGCTCCATGTTTGGTCTTATGACATATGTGATTAAGCAATTCAGATATTTGCCACTCCTTCAAGAAACCAGGAGTTAACAAGTCCTGTTCAAACCCTTTCTCGTTTTTGAAGTCATTCAATGTTTCAACCAACAACTCCAACGGATTGTCCGAGTGTTGTTTAATAAACGCTAATAGTTCTTTACTGTTCATAATATACTCTTCCTTTTACTCCTGAATGTTGTTCATACCATTTATTTTCTTTGTCCATCCAAACATATGGATTTAATGGGTCTTCAGTCCACCCATATTGATTATAAAAGTCAGGTTCTTTTTTTAATAGGTTGGCTCTATGTGAGGAATGAAACTTCTCATTACCAAACCAATGAGGATATACAATATCTTCCTCAAATGATTCCATATTCATTGTGTTTTTGAATCCTCGTGCAATCCACTCGTCAATTGAATAATTCAAATACAACTTAAGGGCTGGAACATAATCCTTCCACATAATGGTACAAGGATGGTTCAACCAACCCTTATAAGGAGTTCCATCCAACTTTGGTCTACGAGTGATGGCAGATATAATCTGATAAGTCTCAACACGTTGTTTACCCAATCGTTTATTGTCCAACACTCTAAGGGATTTTCTAAAGTCGTTGTATGGTAGGAATATCTGCATGGAGCAAATATACACAATAAACTCATATAAACAAAAAACCCCTGAATAATCAGGGGCTTTTTCTCTTATTTCTTAAATTTTGAAATAAGCTTGTGAACATGTGGTCCCACCACAATTCCGACAAGTACTCCTAATAAGAAGTGCCAATGCCATAAAAATTCGAATTGCTCCATATGAATTTTTTGTTTTTTTTGACTTTAAAGATTATAAAGCAACCCTAACCCTACTCGGTTGGTTGTCTTACCATCTTTTACAGTCCTTAGAAGTGATTGTTCTAAGCACCATTTTTTGTTTATCTTGTAACCAAGGGAAGGAACGTATGTAAATTGTCCCTTTTGACCATGGAAAAAAGTAACACCCGCATCAAGACCTAGTTGTAGGTTATGATTAAGATGCTTTCGACCTCCAATTAATACAGGAGCAACAACAAAGTTGTTCTTATCCTGCATAAAACCCACAGTTACCACCATGTTTTCTTTGTGAAATTTCACGGTTTCTCCATAAGCTTTGGAGTTCCAATCAACAGTTTTTGCCATCGGTACGAATAATGTTGGTCCCACTGAGACATCCCATCCCTTTTTGTGGTCTTGTCCAAACACTACTAACGAACTTACGAGAGCAAAAACTAACAAAAATTTTTTCTTCATTTTCGTTTTGTTTAATGTTTATAAATAAAAATCCCATCACATAACTCTTGCGAGATGCGGATGGGATTGATATTCATTAATAAATATCGTCAATATTAAGAAAAACTAGTAATAACTAGCATCTGTTAATTTATCTTAATTCTTTTTGAATCGTTTCTAATCTTTTTAAACAAATACCATAGTACTCCTCAGAAAGTTCACTACCCAAGTAAGACCTTTCAGTTTGAACTGCAGCTTTTGCCGTTGTCCCACTACCCATAAACGGGTCAAAAATTAAATCACCAGGGTTTGACCAACTCATTATATGGTCCTTAACCAACTGAATTGGGAATATTGCAGGGTGTTGATAAGCTATTTCATCCTCCTGACCGTTCTTAGATGTCTTAAATGTCCATACATTATATCTTTGACCGTACTCTTCAATGATTTTTTTCTTTCTTTCTACCATCGTTCCATCCACTTGTCGAGAAGTATTCTTACCCCAACTACCAACCTGACCACCATAAACATTCTTTCTATCTTTAATTGAATTGAATGTCTTTGGTTTACCCTTAGATAAAACAAACATGTATTCAAAAATTTGATGGTATCTATTTGAAGATGGATTTGAAAAATTATTCTTCATGTAAATCATTGTGTCATGAATATTAAATCCAATCTCTTTGAAGAATAATGCTTGTTTGAATGATGTTCCTGTTTCACTTCCTTTCTCTGTTCCGTCTCCAACAACCCATACAACTACTCCTCCTTCTTTAGTTGTTCTATACAATTCTCTTGCAATTTTTTCAAAGTCAAAAGAGTATCCATTAAATTCAGTTTTAATACCTGAGATATGATTATTATACGTTCTTAAATCATCGTAGGGAGGTGATGTTACAGTTAGGTCAATAGTATTATCAGGTACGTTAGATAGAGTTATTAGACAGTCTTCGTTGTATATTTTATTTAATTCCATATTAATAATTATAACAAAATAATAGATAAAAGACTAGTCTTTCTTTCAATCATACCATTAATAATATTTATTTTTTGATAGTCCTGATTTTCAAATTTTAATGAGCTAAAATTACTACCAAGTGTTGGCTTGGTCCAGTCTGAAATACACTCATCTAATGGAACTAAACCACAGAATGAATAACGAATCATACCATTTTCATCCAAATCTAACTTGATTAATAAATGCCAGCTAGTTTTCTTATATCCATTACCGGTCCAAGAATTATCTTTTGATAATGTGATTTTACCTTCAATAAAAACGTTATCAAACACATAATCTGAACCATCACTTTCACACCTATTAAAACCAAAAGGCTTTAAATTTTTACACAATATGGCATTGAATACAGGTGAAATTATTTTAGTTATTTCTTGTGTTTTATTATTCTTAAAATAATCCGAATAAGACATAAAGAAAAATTGCTCAAACTTTTCTTCAATATGTGCATTAAAATCATTAATAATTAATCCCCAATTATCTTTGATAATCTTTTTAAGATTGTTAATTGATTCCATATTTCTTTTTTAGAAATGTAAATAAAAATTTTTATAAAACCAACTTACTTGTTATTATTTGATTATTAAACTAACCCCCATAACATCGCATAGTCCTTTAATGTGTTCCAATTTTTTTGGGGTTCCTGAATAACAAGTCGCTACACCTCCATTATGTAATTTAATCATAGATGTTTTTCCTTCATGAGATTCTGAGAAATCATTCTCACTCTCTCTAACAAATCCTTTAAGGATTGATTTAAATTTATCATACTCCATTATTTTAGAAACGTCTTGTAAAAAACTTTCATAGTTTCTTGCAAAAATATTACTATCATACGTTTTTCCCAACGCTTGGAAATGACAAATAGTTTTTGGTGCTTTCTTTTGTTTTGTCAAAGTTTTTTCGTTTACAAACTTAATTACCATGTCCATAAACTCTTCTTGATTTTCTTTGATTACTTTTTCAATTGGTGACATATACTTTACTTTTTATAAAATATACAATTAATAATTTATCTAGTCAATATCAAGCTAGATAAAAATAAAAAACCCCACTGGTGGGTGGGGTCATAATTTTATTTACCGTAAAATGTTTTCATAAAAAACTCAGAAACCCAAGGGGGTCCTTCATATTCATAGGGACCATCATCTATTGGTGCATCATCACCAACATATCTATTTCCCCTTAGTTGGTGAAAAAATGCTTCTCCAAACATCCCTCCATACGTCATACATAAATATTTTTCGCCATACCCATCCACATCTAATTTAAATTTATACTTTCTAGCCAATTGTTTAAATAACCCACAGTATTTGTCACGAATTAAAAATTGCATATCTTCCTTCGCTCTCTTCCACCAATTAACATAACCATTTTTATTATATGAATGTTCTTTTAAATCCTCCCTAAATTCTGGAACTTGTAATAGTTCTTCCAATATAGTAGGAAAATTATCATAAAAATTCATATGGTTACTCTCTAATAATAACCTTTGATATTGTGATTCTTTTATAATGAATTTCATATACAATAAATACCATATAGAATAAAAAACCCCACACAGGGTGGGGTCTATTTAATTCCTAATTTTTTAATTAATTGAGTTTTGACTTTTTCAGCATCCCAAGTATAAGGTATTCTTATTAGTTTAATATTTTTTTTACGACAATAATTGTTTTTAAATTTATCGTTTCTTTGAGTAATTTCAAATGAACGGGGGCCAAATGATGGAACAAAATGTTGGACTCCGTCATACTCAATTGCAACATTTAAATCGGGTAAATAGAAATCAAATGGTAATTTCACACAAAATTTTTCAAACTTATTTGTACAATCATCAAATCTATATTGTCTCTTAAAATTTACACTATTTTGTTTTAATAAATTATTTATTAACTTTTCACCTTTTGATTCTCTACATAGTGGGCATCCTCTACCTCTTAAATGTGAATTTCTAGATTGTAAAAATTCCCCATGTACTGGACATATAATTGTAGTTAAATCTTTGTTTAATTTAACATTTTCAGTTTTTGAATAGTCATATTTGTCCCCATGAATTTCCTGTGATTGTTTAACAAAATCATCAATGGACATTCTTCTGTTTTCTATTTTCTTTTCGTTTCCACATTCAAAACATCCATGACCATTTAAGTGATGGCCAACATTTTGAGTAAATTTACCATGAATTGGGCAGATAATTGTTACAGGAGATGACATATTTTTGAAATTCAATTGTGAATAATCATACTTATTTCCATGAACTTCTTGAGCCTTTCTAATAAAATCGTCCTCTGTTTGATTTTTACCTGAACATTTAGGACATCCCTTACCACCCAAATGACTGTGTGGTGATTGTAAAAATTCTCCATGTATCGGACATATTATTTTAACTTTAGTTTCTGTATTTTTATAATCAACTTTAGAATAATCATATTTGTCCCCATGAACTTCCTTTGCTTGTTTCAAAAACTCCTCAACAGGTTTCAGTCTAATATATTTTTTTAATTCATTACCACATTTACTACATCCACTGCCTCTTAAATGGTCCAAAGGTGTTTGGATTGTTTTACCATGTATTGGACAAATGATTTCAACAGGAATTCTCATTCCCTCATAATTTACTTTAGAATAATCAAATTTATTTCCATGAATTTCTTTTGCCCTTTCAATGAATTTTTGAGTATCTAATTTATTACCTCCTCCTCTTTGTTCGTTAATATGGTTGTACAATATATGTCTAATCAATTCTTTCATCTCACAATAAATATCTTTGTAATTAAAAACCCCCACCGTTGAGGGTGAGGGTTCAAATCTTATTGTAATGACTTCATCACGATTGGTGTGAGTTCTGTTTTAATTTTTTCAAATTGTTCTTTGGTAATCATCCCCAAATCTAACAAATCTTTTTGTTCTTTAAGTTTTGCAATAGCATCTTCTCTACTCATTCCGAAAGATTTTAATTCACCAACTGCCATAGCTTCTTCAACATTAATGTAATATTGTGGACACATTCCACATATCCCTTTACCAACAAAATAAATTCTAAAACCCATTCTTTTACTTCCACCAACATAAATTCTTTTGATAATTGAATTTGTACCACTAGAACTAGCAGTTGTTGGAGTTGGGGTAACTAATACATTACCTTCATCAATAAATGCAAATGTTTTGTTTGATGATGGTCGACCAAGTTTTAATGTATCACCTATTTTATAAGTATGACCGTCAGCACCAACATAAGAATCAAAATCTGCAGCTTCAAAAGCTCCTTTGCTGAAAGTTTTCATTTCATTGTAAGTGATTTGTTTTTGAGCGAAAGTTGAAACCGTTGCAATTAAGGCGATTGCGACCATAAGGATTTTTTTCATATTGTATTTGTTTATTTGTTTGTGAATACAAAGATATGGAACCCATTTCAATCCACCAAATAAAAGTTATTCACATGAAAAAGTCCCACTATTGTGAGACTTTTGATACATTTTCGGTTTTTGTAATATGGACTACGTTATCCGCCCAATTTGATATTAAAGGATTATGTGATATGACAAATATTTTTTCAAAGTAATCCTTCAACTTCATGAAGAAGTCCCCAACCATCTCAAGATTATCGTTAGACACCTTACCCCACGTCTCATCATATACTGATATATTAGGTTTTGGAAGTGAACATACCTTAGCAAGTACCGCTCTGATAGCCAACGCTCCCACGGTTTTCTCATACCCTGAGCCAGCGGTCATTGGTTTTTCAATACCTGTTCCGTTGTCAATCATAATAAAGTCAACCTCGTTCTTGTCGTTAATACGAATCTCCAAGTTGAAGAAACAAGAGTCCTGAAGTAATCTCTGAAGTTCAGAGTTAATCAATGGCATCATTGTCTTCATAATAATCTTACTGATTCCGTTCTTACCGAAGACATCAACGTAGATTTTATAAATCTTCTCACGTTCAAACTCTTCAGCAATTCTGAGGATGATATCGTTGTTCTTCTCGATACGACCTTCAAGGTTTTTGATTTGAGTTGCATTACTTGATTGAATTCTTTCGTACCCTCTCTTCTCATTAATCAACTCGTCAATACGAAGACCGGCTTTAACCAACTGAGCATCCACCTCATTGTTCTTCTTAATCTTATCTTGAACCTCTTGGTATCTCTTAAGTTTGTCTTTAGCTTGTCCCAATTTCAAATCATTGGATTCCAACGACAGTTCATACTTCTCCTTGATTAGTTTGTTTCTCTCATATTCATCAAAGTCTTTCTTAAGTTGAGTGAATGATTCTTCTTTCTTCTCAAGTTTGGTTTGTTCTTTATCAAGGTCTTTAACTTTCTTCTCCCAATCCTTCAACTCATCAATCTTTTTCTTTGTGAGAGCCGCTTCCCTTAATTTGATTCCACAGTGCTCACATTGAATCCCATCTCCATATTTTTTAATAAGTTCTTGGATGTCGCTAACTTGTTTCTGTGCAAGGATTAACTCACCAGCAACTCGTTTCAACTCACCCTTAACCTCATCGTGTTTGTCTTCGTGATAGAACTCTTTAGGTTCAACGATTTTAATATCCTTGATTTGTCCTTTGATTCTTTCACTACTAGACTCAAAGTCACTGATGTCTGATTGAAGTTTGATTGGATTCAACACAATCAACTCTTGGTCCAAATCAGAGAACTTGGACTTCAATAACTCATCCTTATAATCCTGACCCTTTTGTAATCTCTTATCCACGTCTTGAACCTTTAAGGTTGATTCCTCAGTCTCATTTTCAAGTCTTGTTATCTCTTCTCTATTGGTTTCATTATCCTGTTTCAATGACTCCGTGTTATACACATTGGACATCATTCCCTTTGAGAACTCAGCAAATATTTCTTTACCTGTCTCTTCCTTCTTCTTCAAGAATTCAAGACCTAAGAATCTACTCAACACCTGACCACGAGCTGTAGGTTTTGCCTCCAACAAGTCTTCAAGGTTTGACGCTGTCGTTACAATGGTCATTAGGAAGTCATCCATGTCTCCAATAGATGTCTTGATAAAGTTCTCAGTCTCACGTCTTTGCTCCCCTGTAAAGTTCTGCAATTGACCATCAGCTAACTTCTTGAAGAAGTCCAACTCAGTCTTAACATTCCATTCACCAGCTTTAGATTTCTTTCTTTCAATCTTACGAGCAATAATATACTCCTCACCATCAATGATGATGTCACCCTTAACCGATACCGAATTCTTGTCTGTGAATCTGTTGAAGATTTCCTCGGCTTTCTGTGTCTTGGTTGTCGTGTTGAAGAATAAGAATAATAACAAGTCAACGGTCAATACCGTCTTACCTCCAAAGTTTGGAGGGTCTGATTCAACCACGGTGATACCATCACACTTGTCGAAGTCAATAACCTGATTCTCACCATAGGATAAGAAGTTACTGAACTCAATCTTCTTGATGTACCATCTCTTGAATGGAGTCACCTCTACCTCGTTAGCCATCATTCTGTTCTCAACCGAAAGGTCGATGTTCATCACTTGGTCGTAGTATTGGTCTTGTTGTTTACCTTCAAGAAGAGACTTAATCAATTCGTTCTGGTAGTTCTTGTCCATGATATTCACAGCAACATCGATGGTCTGTTGTGTCTCCTCAGTCATCTTAACCTTAGTAATAACATTAACGTTCGTTGTGCTATACTTCTTGTTAAAATATTGTTTAACAGACTTGATTCTTTCTTGTGTGAAGTTATCCGGAGTGTCCTCCCATATTACTTGTATGTTCGGGTTCTCCAAAGTAGATATATCTAATTTTGTTGACATATATGCGTAGTTATACTCAGGAATTGGATTGAATAAATCCCATTTCATTTTTATTGTTTTACTGTAAGACCAGACGCCGCAGCATCTTTCTTTTTCATTTCTTCAATCTGAGTCTTCATAGACTCATTGAATAATTTTTGGAACGCGCTTTGTTCCGCCTTTAACTTTAAGTTTCTTGCCGCAACTTTCTTGCGGTGTTCTTTCTCGTTCTTACCCATTTTATTGTTTTTTTGGTCGGTTCTCTTCAAACCATTCTATTATTGAATTAATTGCCCATACTGAACCTGATGCCAACATACCATCAAAAAACCATGAGATAATCTTTGTTACCCCGAGCATTTCGTGTACAGGTGAATATAAGAAAATTCCGAAAAAGAATCCAACCCACGTTGGAGTACACATCATACATTTCAACATATCCTTAAGAAATACAAAAAATCCATTAAGGAATCCGACACCATGGTCAGCTTCATTGAAAATGTAATTTCTTGGTCCGTTGAAAATGCTCCCGTAAACAAGGATATTGCTCATTCCATAAGCCATTAGCATCCATAAAATTAATTGTGTTATCATATTTTGTGTTTTAATTCGTTACTTAATTGGATTTTTCTAACCCCTGGGTCTTTGGGTTCACAGTTCCCACAATGCCACACAATTTCGAAGTGTTCATTACTACAACATTCACATTTAATCCCGTACATATAATACTTGCGATGTAGCTGACCTTCGTTATCACAAATCTCACATTTACCCCATTCGATTTCTCCCATTATAATGTTTTATTTAAGTTTGACCCGCTGAGATAAACCGCTTGTTTATTCTCTTGGAATTTTTGAATATCTTGAATTGTCTTCTCATATTCTTTTATCAATCTATCCTTTTCAAGATTGTCGGCTCTTATCTTTTGAACGGTAGCTTGGAGAGCATCTAACTTACTCTTATCCACCCCGCCTACTTCTTTCTCCACTATCACCTCTTTGATTACCTCAACAGCCACTTCCTTAATAGTTTCAACTATCTTCTCCTGTATCACCACTCTGTCCACAGGTACTTCTTTGATTACCTCAACTACCTTTGGAGGTGTATCTTCCAACTCTTGTATTTTTAACAACAGTTCATTTATCTGAGTATCATCACTAACGTATTCTGTTTTGGTGACAATTTTCTCAACAGGAATCTCCTTAATCACCTCTTTAATAACTACCTTTTCAACAGGAATTTCTTTGGTTATTTCAACGATTTTTTCAACAACTCTGTCTACTGGAACCTCTTTAATTACCTCAACAATCTTCTCAACTATTACTTCTTTGGTTACAATCTTCTCAACAGGTACTTCAACATATTCAATCTTGATAACCTCTTTCTCTTCTACCACAGGAACCTCAACATACTTGATTACTTCCTTAATAACCTCTTTCTCTTTAACCTCATTACCTGCATTCAGGAGACCATACCTTTCGATATTGAATCCAGTTGTAAAGGAATCCTTGACAACTTGACTTACCAATAAATCATTCAGATTACAGAAAGAAATTAAATCTTTATGTTCGGAATTGGTGAGAGTAAGTTTGACTTCCATTTTAGTAGTTAACCAATTTTTCAGTTCCTTTCTCTAAACACTCAATCGAATTAATGTAAAAAGAAAGAAAAGGTTTAGGATTAGGTAAATCCACAAAAGTATACTCGTCTTTTTCAACTTCATATACGCCATAGCCGTGTTTTCTAATTGTCTCACCGAAGTTCTGTTGTATGGTAGAACCGACCATATATGCCTTTTTGCCATTTGGGATATCAAATATTTGTCGTTTATGGATATCACCACAAAGAACCAAATCGCATCCTTTGAACTTGCTCACATCAAATCCATCTTCAAACTTGTATCCGATGTCAGTATACAAACCTTGAACTGGTCCGTGGAATAATCCTATGTTTATTTTATCTGACTTTTGAACGTCAGGAGGAATATTGTGGTCCATTAATGAATAGACACACCAATTGATGTTCTCATCCTCATACACACCTCTACTCTTATAATAAGATATGTTATCGTTCTTCAATGAATCAATAACAGGAGTCAACGCATCAAGACGAGTGTTGTTGTTTTCAAGGAAGTCGTGGTTACCAATGATAACAACGGTCTTCGCAATCTTCGCACACTCAGTTAACACCCACGCAACAAACTCCACCAACTCGGGTGTCATTTGATTCTTGGAGTGCACCAAGTCACCTGTGAATACTATTCGGTCAGGTCGTAGTGTCTCCCACTCCTTTAATGCTGTTTCAAGGACGCTACGATACAAGTCGTGGTCCTTAAACAATCTGATATGTAAATCAGAAAAATGTATTAATCTTTTAATCATTGTCGGTCATTAATATAAATCCTAAAATCATAAATAAGGAGCCTACAGCCCAATTTTCAAACACTATGAATTGACTGATACCGGTACCAATTAATAGGTAAGGACCGAATTTTTTCCAAAATTTCATGAATTTATTCTCCATCTGTTATAGTTTTTAAACCTTCAAAAGGATTGAATCCTTCGTTTATGTGACCACAATCGTCACACTTATAAATTGGGAACGGTACTGTTGTATCCTCAGAATCCCCCGTCATTATCTTAGATACTTTCTTAAGATAAATAACCTCTCTAAAATAGATACTACCACAACTTTCACATTTGATAGTCGGACAATCTCTTAGATTAATTTTAGGTCTTTGTAAATCTTGCATATTCTCTTTTTTATTGTTTAAAATATAATCAATTACTTCTTACTTATCAAATATTTTTTAATATCCATGTCTAAGACAGTGTTAACAATCTCTTGAGGTACTTTAAATTCTTCAAATTGAGCTTCATCTGATAAGTGAGTGATAACACATCCTAATAACTTAACATCGGCATATTTGGTGCCCTGTAACATCTTTAAAAGTAATTTAGCATATAAAGGTAATTGAAGGTAGTAGTGACCTAAGGCGGTATCAGGGAACTTACCAAATGGGTCTTTTAATCTTTTAGTATAACCTGTCTCTTGAAAATTCTTTTTCTTATTAGTCTTCCAATCGGTAACAACAAATCCAAATTCTGTTTTTGCTCTGTTCATCATCAACCATATTTTATCGGGTTGTCCTGTATACCCCAATTCAGGGTCACCAAGAACCATCTCCGTATCTAATAGAACGGCACCTCTCTCTTCCATTAAATCAACATACTTCTTACCGGCATTAATCATTGCATCACCCTTCATCATTTGGGTTAAATCACAATCAAAGATAGGTTGTCTCACTTCTTTGTAATTTCCGTTACGTTCAATAACATTCTTCTCCAACACATAGTGAACTCTACTACCCATATTGGTTGAGTATTCACCAGCTGCTGCCCACTCGTCAAGTAATTGTTGTTGTTTTTGTGGGTCACCACCCGCTTTGTGATAAGATATTTCTTCTGATGGAAACTCTGTGTAAAATTGTTTGAGGACTTTAGAAACTGAAGGATAATCTTTCCTTCCATTCATTGTGTAGATGTGTTTGTCTTCTTCAAAGGTCAATCCAAGTTCTTGTTGTCTTGTTTTAACTAACTCTCTGATTTCTTGTGCGATGTTACTTAATTTCATAATAATACTCGTCAATTTGTCCCCTTAAATCACAAACGTCTTTGTCATTAGGCAACTTGATGATTTTAATCTTGTTGTATAATCTCCCACCATTTAACTCGTGGTAAAGTTTCAATCCGTCTGTCCACGCATCTCCATCTGTACAGATGATGATATTCGCTTCAGCTTTGTTGTATAACGTCTCAAACAACAACTTACTCATTTTCTTCCCCAACATCACTATTGGGTTAGTTAAAAAGAACGAATCAAATACTCCTTCGCACAAATATACGTTTTTTTTCCAATCTATAGCACTTTCATTAAAAATAATTTCATCCTTGGGCACAGGAGGGTTCTTGTATTTCATCTTTTTGGGTACCCAAGCCCTTGCAACGAAGTAATTTAGGGTGTTTTCTGTGTTATAAGACGGGACAACGATTCGGTAGGCATAATCCCCAACTGCGGTATAACCTATCTTAAATCGTTCTATAATGTCATCTGTGATACCTCTTGAGACCAGATAATTATAAGCCTCGATATGAGGTATAAATCTTGGGTTAGATTCTTTGAATTGGGTATATCCTTCGGGTAGTCTTAGTCGAGGACGTTTGATGTCCTCCTGTTTCAACTCCTCAGGTTTGATTAGGTCATAGACCTTCTTCTGTTTTTTGGTTCCGTACTTATCAAATAGTTTACCGAGTGGACCGTGTGTACCATATAATTCACCACAAGCCCAACACTTGTATACGTGTTTACCGTAGTTAATTTCCAAGTTACCCTTACCATCACCCTCTTCCAAACCTTTCTCAGCAGCACAAGCCGGACAGTCAAAAGATATCTGACCTTTTGACCCATAGTGCTGATGTGGTTTACCTAAGACATCAGTTAAGAGTTCAACTAATAAATCAACTTCATCAGTCATTATACGGTGTTTTATCATATGGGTCTGGCGCAATAATATTGCGTCTCCACCACTTCTTCACAGGATGAGATTCGTTGAAATTCTTTTCAACAACTCCAGCCACTATCATAAATAGGGTTACCAATAACAAACCAACAACCCACATGTAAGCAAATATAATCATATTATTCCCATTTAATTTTTGTTATATTGTAATAATCTTTTATCTCAACACCAAAATATTTCATCCTTGTTTTAACTTCAAATAAAGAATTTTTCCTTAAAAATCTGTTAAGTTTAACTTTTGAAATACTATATTTTTTTAATATTGAGGTGGTATACCACGTTCTATTCTCAACCCCCACTCTGACAGATATTTTTCCTTCAAAAATTATATCAACTTCTTCAGCCCAAGTATATTTTCTATAATTGTTGATTTTAATGACTCCGTCCAAATATTCTGTATTAATAGGTATTTCACCCCACTTTTTGAGTGACTTCTTAATTCCTTTAGTTTCAATATCTTCTATAATATATCTTGCCATAGAAGACAAATATACGTAGAATAGTTTAAACTACCAAATTTCTTTAAATTTCATATAACCTAAAGTAGCACAATAAGCATCTGTTTGGTCATAGTTTTCTTTCTTGAGGGTATTGTTCTTGGTATATTGCCAAGTGATTTGAGGTTCTCTTTTTGCAACCAATTCCCATATGATGACTTTCTTGTCGGCATCTTTTTCAAAACCACCGAATAGGACGTATTTACCTTTATCGTTTGGTTGAACAAGATGTGGGAATGCGAATTTTCTTGAATTGTATGTTGAAATGAACTCAGGGATAACTCCTAATACATCATAGATTTCTTTACAAATCAATGTGTTGTATCTCATGAGAGTACCTACAGTCCATACGTTATTTGAGTTTAATAATGGTTCTTCGATGATTACTTTGGTAATACCCATACCAACATATGCCTCAAGCTTGTTTCTGAACACACCACTCTTAAGTAATAGTTCTTCAATTTTGCTATCAGTTGTTGGTTTAGGTCTTGGAGAAACGTGAGTTAATTCCAATAAGCTCTTACTATCGATGTCAAATAGTGCCCATCCGATAGTCTTTGTCGATACATCCAACCCAAGAATTTTGGGTGAATCTTTTACTATATTTTTTGCCATAATTAGAAATCCAATTTGACTACGTATTGCTGAATACCTTGTCTTAATTCAGGAGACTGTAGTTTAGATATAACAATAAGGTCTTTATTTGTATCGTAAAGGCCAATTTCAGTTACATATGAAGTTGTTCCTGAAGTCCATGTCGGATTTGATGTGTTGGTGAACTGATTACGCCCAAGTGTAATGAGATATCTCATCTCATAAATGGTTGCGGAAATGTCAGTTTCGAAATTCCCATAATAGTAATATTCATCGCCGAAATTCAATACATCAGTGTCATTTAAAGGTGTTAAATCAATGTAATCACTTAAGTCATAGTAAGGTGCCGAATCATATTCTGACTTTGAAATTTGGAATGTAGTTCCAGTCAAACCACTCATCGTTAAATAATTGTTTATTGATGAACCACTAATTTCACTTGTAATATCAATCTCTCTCCATAAAATTGGATTTGGTTGTGTATCACCTGAAACTATCTGACACAATAATTTAATTGAGTTAGCGGTATATCCTGTTAAATTAGTTTGAAAACTAGGATTCAAGAATGAGAATTCAGGACCAAATCTAACAGCCACGTTCTGTGTGTTTGCAGTGACAGTTGAATCAGCTTTAATATAAGAATAGTAATTACAATGTAATGACTGAGTAAACGCAGTAGAATCAAATCTATATGTAACCCACATCGCTTGTGTTGTTGCTGAGAATAAACCTGTTGCCGTTGAGTTGTTAGTATAACAAGTATTTGGTGTTAATAACGATAATTTAGGTGCTGGTAATGTCCAATTTCTGTTGGCTTTGTTTGAAAGTGCTGCAACAACCTCTTCATCATCAACAACAATTGTTTGTTGGTCAGGGAACACTTTACCAATCCTGTTAAGATTACCATTGTCATCAGGGTTTGTATCCCATAGATGGTAATATCTAATACCAGGGTCATTCATATCTGTATTAACCGCAGATTTTATGTAATAAGGATAACACAAATCGTAATTTGGTGGGTCAATCCAAAACGTTTCTCCAATTGAACTTCCTGTTGATTTGTGCCACATTAGTGTAGGTAAAGTCAATTTTAGATGTCTAGCTAATCCAGTATTGTCATTTGGATTTTGTGGGTCATATGGTACTGTTGCAAATTTCTCACCGTACACATTATCAATGTCTTGATTAGTGTAGTGAATAATTGCAATAGCTTTTTGTTGTTTTGGTGTAACAATAACTTTCTCATCGAAAGAGTTATAGTAATAAACTTGGCTTGTGTCTGTTTGTCCACTTGGTTCTTGATATCCCAAATATTCTTTAGTTCCAATATAACTTACCGAACCAAATTGGTTGTATCCCTCCCATGCATTATTATCTAATCCTGCTGGATTTACTGACCAAGGAATATTCATATTCCATATCAAAGTATTTTCTCTATTAACAACATCACAAGGTGATTCGAAGTTAAGTGTGTCTGTCTGCCAATAAGGTGCCGGTGTTATCGAATCGTATAACGCGGTCATTCCTGATGGATAGATTAGCGCTCGAGCGTCTTTAGTACCTCCAGTTAAAAATGAATAATTAGGTACACTTCTATCTAAAGTTAGAGTCCAAACCGTTGTTGCAGAAGTTCCAGTAGATGGTGTAATATCTTGAATTCTATAAGTCAAAATTGGATAAGTCCCAAAATCACCACATCCTCCATATCCGTCTAAAAACAATGTAATAAAGTCATTAACTGATGGAGTTCCAGATGAAGGTGAACATACTGATAAATCTAAATTAATATTGATTGTAGTTTGACCTGTTAATGTTAACATATCAACAGTATAGTTAGATGTTACAGTATATGCTGAAGCTGTTTGAGCCGTCCAAGCTCCTTGAGTTCCTCCTGTTGTAAAAAATCCTTTAGGTCCCGCAGAGTTATAAACTGATTGTACCGCACTATCCATAAAAGGAAGACCATAGGTATTACCTTTTTGTCCACTAACATAATAAGGATATTTAATATTTTCTTTGTTTGACTGTGGTGAACCAGTATCGTTCTGAGCATTAAACGCTGGCATTAAAATATTATTGTTAACTTGGTTATAGTTAGTCACCGCAGAATAAGATACTTCACTATCTCCGATTTGGAAATATGAAATATTAAAGTTTCCCTGAGATAAGTTTCTTCTACCTACATCAGTAAGTCTTGTGTTAATTAATCCTGCCGTATTTTTTATAATGTATGCCATTGTTTATAAATATTCTTTTTTCTTTTTTAATAACTACTGCAACTATAACCAATTTCTTGCCCAATAATTCCGTTGTTTAATTCATATAATCTTCCCGAACCGTCAGTACAATATGGGTATTGAGTCAACAAACGTGGGTGTGAAGGATTTCCACCATATAAACCAAGTCCAGTTTGGAATGAAGGTCCATTAACATATCTTATTGGATTAAGGTTATAGTCTCCACAAGCTTCTGATTGGGTATAACCAACACCCGCAGCCACCACTGTATAATCTAAAGGTTGTTGGTCCACATTTTGACCATATTGTATATTATGGTTTTGTATACCTTGTGGTATATCATCATCCGTTATTGTACAACATAAACAACCATCAATAATTGAAGTTGAAACTGAAGTTAATATTGTTTGGTCTAACTTAGTTACACAACCATTAGCCCCAACCTGTCCATTTGTAATTTGTAAACTTGATGTTGATGTACCAGAAACTTTAATATCCTTACTAACTTGTAATGAGTAAACTTGAACATCATTAATATTGATTGTTTCATAAGGACTACAATAAGGTCTTGGTGAAGTTGTTGTAATTGATGATGTTGATGATGGATATTGAGATACTTCATTTTGAGCAACTGTTATATCACTAACAATACTACCTTCACCAGGTTGATTGTAGTTCTTACTAATACTTACATTCAAGTCAAAGTTCACAATTGAGCCGTCAGTAATTGGTGGTTGAACATCCACATACCAATAAGCAATTTGAGTGTTTCCAGCAATTAATTCAATTCTATCAAGAACAGTTGTAATTGCATATGTTGTTGGTGCCGAATCAAATCCTACTTGAACAACTTGAGTTTGACTATTGTTAAGAGAGTCTTTTATTATCACAGTGTAAGTATTTTGACATAAACCATTAAATACGTTACTTGATTGATAAGTGTTTCCATTATTAATTGAATAGATGTACGGAGGTACTCCACCCATTGTTGTAACACTAATTGAACCATTACAGTTAAGTGTTCCGCTACATGATGTATTTGTTGCCACTACGTTAGTTGATAAAGGTAAGTAAGATGGACAAGTTCCTTGTGTCATTGAGATTGAAGGTTGTGTTCCTACTCCTCCTGCGATTGACCATGAACTTACCGGTATGTTTGATGGGTCTGTACTTACAGGTAATCCAACAGTATTCGTCCAACCCTGAATTTCCCATCTTAAGTTTCTTGTTGACCATCCAAGCACCAATGAACCTGAAGTCCATTGTGGTCTTCCATTTTGACTTCCACTTATCACAAATTGATAAGGTCCATAAGCTTGTGTCGCATATGTTACAATTAAACACAAGTTCGGCCATGTTGGTGATGGTGTAAGTGTTGGACTTGGTGTATTTGTTGTTGTCGGAGTTGGGCTAGGTGCAAAAATACTACATATTGTTGATGCGGTATAATCACCGTAATAATCAACAACTGTGATTGGATAATTACCCGCAGGTATATTTCTCAAAGTTTGAGTTCTTTGACCTCCTGACCAATAATATGAATATGGAGCTGTTCCACCTGTAACTCTTAATGTTAATATACCATCAAAAGTTCCATTTGAAGATGGTTGTTTCAATACTTGACATCTTATTCCCATGTCAAACAATGTGAACACATCACAGTCATTTTTTAACCTGTAAGCGGCAGCATTAGAAGGGGTAGGTGATTGAGTTATTGTAGTTGTTGGCGTATGAGTTTGTGTTGGAGTAACACTTGGCGTATTTGTTGTTGTTGGTGTATTAGTTGGTGTTGGAGTTTGAGTGGGTGTTGGACAAGATGTTGTCGCAATAACGTTCAGCTTAGTAACACCATTACTTGGTTTTGTATAATCTAAACTAACAATAACATTGGCGTCAGCACCTTGAACAAAGTTGCCGCAACAATCGGTATAATAATAACCACCAGTTGTAACACCACTACCACAAAATATTGGTGTGACTGATGGAGTTGGTGTTGGAGTTGTTGTCGCCATTAATTGAATTTATTATATCCTATAAGTATAAGATTTTAGAATATTTTGTATAGATTAATGTTTAAGAACACAAACTAAAATCAACAATGTTCCCTACAATATCAATTCTAACAGCATAATTACTTCCATTCCAAATCATTTTAATATATCTATTATTACCATTAAAAGGATTATAAAGTACTCCTGAAACTTGCGTAGTATAAACTTTAATTCCAACCACAGGTACTGTATTACCATCACTTAAATAAGTGTAATAATATGTTGAAGTTATTATATCTCCGCAACAATCTCCTGATGTTACGTATGTGTTTTGGCCTTTGGCATGATAGTAAAGAACAGGAGTTACTGATGGAGTTGGTGTAATTGTTGGAGTCACTGTTGATGTTACTGTAATTGTTGGTGTTGTCGTTGGAGTGTGAGATGGTGTATTAGTTGGTGTTGTTGTAACTGTAGGTGTGATTGTTTGACTTGGCGTAATTGAGGGTGTTGGTGTTGGTGTAATATAGATTATATCTCCGTCAATACATCCTTGGGTGTCAATGATTTTAATAACAAAGTCTTCAGTGTCATATGGGTCAGGTACATCAAAGGTATATGGAAAAGTTGATACGGTTTGGACATAAACACAAGACCCACTAGTAGAATCACAATAATAAATTTCTACAGGGGTATTCGCAGTAACCGATGTTATTGTAACTTGTTGACTCATGATACGTTCGCTATGGCATTAAATGTACAACCATCCCCATCTTTTATTTTTAACATATACGATAACGATGTGTTATTGGGTGCTGGTATGTCAAATACATAAGGTATTGTTGAGGTGGTTGTAATATAAAAACAACCTGTTCCTCCTGACTGACATATGTAAATGTCATAAGGGGAAGTTCCTGTAATACCACTGATTGTAACTTGTACTGCCATAACTATAAATACTTTAAACTCTATTTGTATTATTAATAAAATATTGTTCGTCTGTTGTTAAAAATGTTTTAACATCAAATACTGATTTTAATACTCTATTAGGGTTGTTTTTTATTCTATTAATTACTTTTTCTTTGGTTCCCGGATATTCTTCATGATATCCTTTAACCAAATATTCGGTTAATTTTGTCACACCTTCATTATCTCTAACATCAAATTCGGTTACTTCTTGACCTATTTCTTTCTTGATATATGTCGTTTTAATGTATTTTAGTTTATGATGAACAAAATTTTTTGAAGTTATTTCTTCATAAGTAATAACAGGTAATGGTTTCTCATACCATTGAATATCTAAAAGTAATTTGAAATGATTTAACGCTAAGTCATACATTAAGTTCATATCATTTTCAAGGTCTTCATAACTTGTTATGTCTCCTGTTAAACATAAATCAACGTCCCAAGTTTCTTTGAAGTCATATAGAATTCCTCCCATTAAATAAACATCATATTTTGATAAGATATTCGTCTCTTGACTTATAACTGTGAAAAAATCTTTGATGGATTTGTACGATGGTCTATTCCAAGCAGTTCCTGTATGAACACTACCTCTTTGATAATGAAAGTATTGATGTAGATTAGCTGTCTTGTTAAATGTTGTCATACATTATGAACTTGAACCTCCTCCACCAGTGTCTCCTCCACCTCCACCACCTTGACTTGCAAACGCGTCAAAACATTCTTGACAAGTAACGAATGACTGAGACAATTGTGGTGTTATTCCAGGTAATAAGTAAACCTCTGTTTGGATTCCTTCGTAGCTTATAATAGTATAACAAGTTGTGCTAATATCAACGCTCACCGCTGTTCCAACTGATAATGTTACCGAATTTGAAGGTGCATATATTAAAACATTTTGAGCACTTCCGTCACAAGCATTTACATAATATGTTTTATAAATTGGACATGTTGAACATGTATATGTGGACCAAGCCGGAGTTCCTATTAATTTAGGGTTAGCTACCGAAGTTGTAACTGAACTTAAGATAACACAATAATCATCTCCGTTTGGTACAGATACTGAATGTGTTTGACCAACTGTTGGCGTAAGAGTTAATGTACCTAAATCAAATCCACCAGAATTTAGAGATACACCTGTACCAAGGTTACAAGCCGCAACAACAACACTTTGTCCGTTATCACATCTTACAGCATTGAAGTAAATGTATTCACACGCCACTACTGGTATTATCTGACAATCTTGACATGTTGGGTAAACTGTTGTAGGACCTCCACTGAAATAGTTACCTTCATAACTAACGGCATTAACTGTTGGAGGTGCAATATAATCGGAATCAAATCTACCTTGATAATTCCAACAATTCCCTACACTATCTTTGAATATTGTTCCTTGTACGTTTGTGAAAGAAACTCTTTCATTTTGAATAACCTGAGTATTCAATGGACTACCATAAGATATTGGTGAACAACTTTCATAAACATAAACATAGTTTGGTGTTACAGAAGGTGTTGGTGTAATTGTATGTGTTGGTGAATTGGTTGGAGTCATTGTTGTTGTTTGTGTTGGCGTTGGAGGTGGTGTTGTTCCGTTTGTTGATGTTGGTGATGGTGTTAAAGTCGGTGTTGCAGTATTTGTCGGTGTTTGTGTTGGTGTGCTCGTGTTTGTTGCTGTTGGAGATTGAGTAACCGTAGGAGTCGGTGTTGGAACAACATTACAGAATCCACATTCATTATACAACGCAATAACCTCATTGACATTTACGTTTGATGAAATATTGGAATCATCTCTATCATAGATAACACATCTTCTTGTATCATCATCCAAATCAACCAATAGAACAGTACCGATAGTTGCCGGTGTTCCACTTAATGCCAATGTACCACATACATAAACCTCATCACCATTTGAACAATCAATTAAGACTTTAGCTGATGTACAACTAAATGTTTCATCAAGTATTACATAACTAATAGAATTAGCAACGTTTACAGTTCTTGTTAAAGTAACTGTTGGTGTATTACTTGGCGTTGGCGTAGGTTGTGTTGTAAATCCACTCAAACTGAAAACAACTGATTTACCAGAACAATTTTTCGATGGTGTTGGTGTCGGTGTTACTCCAATCGTTAATAAATCAAAATTAACATCGTCACATGGGACGGTTGGAGTTGGCGTTGGTATTGGTTCCCAATCACAATCAAAATATGCATTAAAGTCAAAAATACTACAGTTAATTGGAGTTGGTGTTGGTGTTACACATGGTCCAGTATAAAATACGTTTGATGGGAAATCAGGGCAACTAAAGTAACAAGGGGAAGCTCCTTGATATAAACAAGTTCCTCCTACTGAAGTACTTAAACACCAAGAAGTATTATTATAATAGATAAACCCTACTGATGTTCCGTCTCCAATAAAAGTCGACCTTCCATTGTAAGAACCTGTATAAGTATAATTTCCACTATAACCCGATAGAACAGAATCTGTTGTACTAAAACAATAGGTTGTCGAACATGCTGATGGTGTTAATGAAACCGTTGGCGTATTTGTTGGTGATGGGTAAGGTGTTGGTGTAACAGGCACAGGTATACAATCCACACATCTACTGTATGATGGACCTGGCACATACTCTCCACCTGGTCCTGAGAACTCAATAAATGAATAACAATGACCACTAACAAGATATACGGCACCTACGAAAGCAGTGTCAGTATCAACATTAAAGTATACTACCTGACCTGTTGAACATTCAGATAATAAAGATGGCGATTGACTTGTTCTTGGACATACGGGGTCACCACATCCAGTTGTTTGTGTGAATATAACACCTGTACCGTCATATAATGGACCTTCACCCGTAGTTGGAACTATTGTTGCACATCCAACAAAGTCATTTCCACCAGTAATATTATAAGTAAATCCTGTTGTCGTTGGTAGAGCTCCGTTATGGAATCTAAAAATAACACCATCACTACAATCTTGGAATTGAGTTGTTAGTCCCGGTGTTTGAGTCACTGTCGGAGTAAGTGTTGGCGTAGGTGTATTAGTTGTTGTGGCTGTTTGTGTTTGTGTGTTAGTTTGGGTTGGTGTGTTTGTAGGCGTTTCGCTTGGCGTGTTTGTTGGAGTTTCGCTTGGAGTATTAGTTGGAGTTTCAGTATTGGTTGGTGTATTTGTAGGCGTTTCGCTTGGCGTGTTTGTTGGAGTTTCACTTGGGGTATTT